ACATAAGTATTTCGTGGACACGATGTTTTATCACTTCTTTGCAGGTTTCTGGCGTCGCAGCACCACCATATGACACTCTATATGCTCATATCTTCACATCTGCGGAATATAGCTTACAAAGTTGAGCAACTGCTTTGACATTTCTTTCACTATCATCGTAAAAAATTAACTCTTCGGGCTGGTGCTGATCTAAGTAACCGGATAGGACCGATGCTTTTCCTTGGGGCGTTTCGCCATCCATATCACCCACTGTATGTAACTGATCAGGTGATATGCTGATTCCATTATCATTCAAAAACTGAATGATCTGTTCCCTGTTCTGGGGCGCAACGTTCGCACCCTGCGCGGGGCTAAACATCGCTTTTTCTCCAGCTCTAGCTGTTACCACTAGCGCGATGGACTCTGGGTCTGCTTGCGCTTCGGCAAGCTTCGACAACATTGACCCAATTCCCTTCGAAAGCTCCATATCTATAGACGCCGTCTCTGAATAGTCGATCTCATCTTCGGTCCCTTGTGGGGTCGGCAAATCTTCAAAGAGTGCAAAATTTGCAGAGTCTAACCACCAAAATCCCTGATCTTTTCTGACATATTGAATATTATTGTCTAGAAGAAAGTCTTCAAACCCGAGGTCTTCAGAACCATCAGGTAAAAGACGCCTAATACCGATCGTAGAAACGGTATGAGCCAATGTGTCATCAAAATCAAAGGCTATGATTCTCTTAATAGGCATATCCTTAACTATATTGTAAGAAAACTGTGTTGCTTGTACAGATCAGCTCTCTGGTCGCTCTACAACACGAATATTGATTATTGGCTCATGATCATCTGGTGTTTTGTCAACAACTCCTTCAAAATCACACTCGCTGGGGAAATAATAGAAAACAAACTCACGGTCTGGAAGGTGCATTGCCACCTGTGAGGTGGTCATCATCCCTGTATCTGGAATTGTACGGCGAAGCATGTTGTTATTAGACTCTGGCTCAAGATGCTGCTGAGCTAGCGCCGGAGCGATTTCTTCGAAGTCACTGATATCCGCTAACTCCACTTCGGCTTGAGCTTTCCTAATTTTCGACGACATGTAGTCTTCTGGGCGCCGGTCTGGGGAATATCCAGCACCATCGTGCTCTTGACCATGATTTGTGCGCACATCATACCCAGTCGTGGGATCTAATTTGTTAATAACTGGTGTGTGCTCAGAAGACATTTCAATGCTATACAAAGATGTAGGGTTACCTACGAATGTATGTCCCTTAATACCGCCCATAAAGCCGACAAGAGATTTTATAGCTTCATCTATGTCTTGAAACTGCAATGCATTTATCATTCTAGGACCGTCGTCAGAGGAGACCTTCCCCTTTGTTTTGTCTTTAATAGCTTTTTCATCATCTGAAATTGAAAGAGCGGAGTTAATGACGCCAAGGCCGTGAGAATTCATTCCCTCAGCATATCCCGTATCTAAATCTTCAAAATAAACGATTTCTGTGCCATCGTCTAAAAGGTCTCGAATTATCTCGACTCTTGCATGATAATTCCTGTCTCGAGACTTCGCAAGAACGTGCTTACCGTCAGCCTCACCGGCGACGATAATACATTCATCTATCTTTTGATAAGTTGCCAATCTTCTTAACACAGCGTGAAGTAATTTATGTTCGTTCACAAGAAACCCCGATGCTAGAATCTAACTTCTCTAAATATGGCGTAAAAAAGCTTGGTTCTGTCCGATATAATAGTTAATCCAACGGGGGTGTAACGGCTTCGACAGGGTAACGAAGGAGTATAAGAGTGCAAGTGGTCTCACGAAACAGCAGACCTAAATCGCGGTTTCAAAAAGATAGTTGCAAATAACAACAATCACTTCGAATACGCCTTAGCTGCGTAATTGGGTGGTTGCCTAAAACCATCTATCCAATTTAGGCTAAGTGAAGTAGCATCACTGAAATAAAAGAATGCTCGAATTTCATCTCCGCGGATGGAAGGGTTTAACAAGCGGAAATTTTGGGAGTTTAGAAAAACTTCCTAAACTTGTGAATGACTTGATCCCTGAATTTCTTTGGACGCGGGTTCGACTCCCGCCGCCTCCACCATTTATCTTTAACTACGATTGGATAAAATATTGCATGACAGAAAAGGCAAAGACAAAATATCTGTGCAGTATTTATAACGATCGCCCAGAAACCTGTAGGAAATACCCCTGGAATCATGCAAACCAGATATTTCCAGAATGCATTTTTTTCGATAAGGAAAATCAAAAATTACGAACGCATGATGAACAGCTAAAGCTTAATACTGAAAAAGAAATTAGTGATTATTGCGTTGACTGTGGGCGATGCTGTTTCTTTGGCCCAGCTGCGTGTTCTATGTTACGTATAGTAACCGCAGACAATTAACGGCAAACCGCATATTTAATATAGGAATGCGGGCTGGGTATGCTGGAGAGTAAAACATGGCTTCGGGAACCTGGGCCCTTAGAGGAACAAAATTTAATGACTATTCGGGATTATCAGAATTAGATTTACTGTATATTCTTGAAACTCTCGTCCCAGACGAGAAACAAAAAGAGGAAAACAAAATGTCAACTATTGATGAAAAAAATGACGATACATACATCAACACCCCAGACGCTGGTGATGATTTTGATTTTGTGATGGCTTATGATGATGATCCCGCCGAAGCAGATGAAAGACTTCTACCCGACAACGAAGCAAGATCAGCTATTTCTTGTGGGTTCGTGGGCGTCGGAGGAGGCGGAGGAAAACTTGCAAAGGCTTTTCTTGATATCGGCTTCAGCAAAACAATATTAGTCAACACCACTGAAAAAGATCAACCTGGTGGACTAGATCAAAATCACTTTGTACTAGTGCCGGGTGCAGACGGTGTCGGAAAAGACATAACTCTTGGCAAGCAGGTTCTCCAAGAAAATAGCGCGTTTGTCGAAGACGCCGTTCGTACACGACTCGGGCATGTCGACTGGCTGTTCGTTCTTGCTGGCGGTGGCGGGGGAACAGGAAGCGCTTCTCATGAATTGCATGGTTCTCTTAGCAGATATCTTTCTTCGATTGAAGCGTCTGGAAAAGTGGTTTATATCGTGACGAAACCCACAGCCCAGGAAATGCTAAACCCTACAATTTCTAAAAACTACAAATCCCTTTCAGAAGATATTGCAGGAACCCCCCACATCATCATCGATAATGAAAAACAATTACAGCTGTTAAGAGGGAAAGTGGGAATGATGAACATGTTCCCATCCGCTAATAGAAACTTTGCAAAACTTCTAGCGCAAGTCCTCAAGCTGGCTGATGAGCATACTGAAATCCAAACATTCGACAGCAAAGATCTTGAAAAGTGTCTTAGCACTGATGGTCGGATGGTGATTGGTAGTACAGTGGTTCGTGATGTAACAAGAAATGACTTAGGTTCCTTAGTTTTCCAGGGGTGCTTACGCTCTTCCCCGTGTCCTGTTCCATCAGGCGGTGGTGAGACGGGTACCTTACTGCTTATAGTTGACGGCAACATGGCATGCGACCCTGACGTTAGTAGAAGACTCGAGTCCGCGTTCTCTTATGTGGGGGGGCGAGCAAATACGCTGTTCTCAGGAGTGTATGTAAAAGAAGGAATCCCTGGCTTAATCGCGATTACGTTACTCGGCGGACTGTAAAAAATGGCGCTCACAGAGCAAAGACTACTACAAATAATCAAAGAAGAAGTTCTGCACCATCAAGAACAAAAGATAAATGAAGCGATGGCCGGACTTGTCCTCGAGGGTATCTATGACCCCGGAATCCTAAAAGCTGTCTTCATGGCAGGTGGTCCAGGAAGCGGAAAAAGTAAAACCGCGGAAATAATTTTTGGTGGTGGTGCGATTGAAAAAGCCGCCTTTCAGGCAGGAACGACAACGGGTCTTCGTGTCATTAATAGCGACCCTGCATTTGAAGAATTTCTTAGACAAGCTGGTATATCTCCTTCTGATCTAAAAGATATGACTGATGAAGAGTTTGAGGCTATCACGGACCCACCCGACTCGCCTCGTGGGAGAGCAAAGAAATTAAAGTCAACAGCTCAGCGAGCAGCGGGAATTGGAAGAATCGGAATGATCGTTGATGGCACCGGTCAGGACTTCAAGAAAATGTCGGCTAAGAAAGAAGCTGCCGAAACGTTGGGCTATGACACGTATATGGTTTTTGTAAACACCACGTTAGAAAAATCCCAAGAACGAAACCTGAATAGAGACAGGAAACTAAAACCTGAAACAGTAGAAGAGATCTGGACGAATGTCCAAGCGAATATGGGAGCCTACCAAAGCCTCTTCGGGGTCGGAAACTTCATTATCATTGATAATACAGAGTACACGTGGGACGATGCGGCATCATCAGCAGCTGCGGCGGCGCAAGCGTTTATCGATGCTCCGGTCCAAAACCCGATTGGTAGACAATGGGTCGAAGATGCAATCACAGCAAAAGGCGCAGACCCCGATGACCCATGGGTTGCAAAGAAGATTTCTGCGTTGTTAGACACTCCAGCTAGCCGACAAGCTTAGCTTTTCCAGGTGTTCCCTCACAAGAAGGCGAAGCGCTCGCTTCTCAGAAGATTCGGCAAGCGTAGTTAATTCATCCCAATGACGATGATCGATACCGCCTGGAATTCCACCAGCACTATCAGACGCAACAGCTAGCGCGTCTTCGTACTTCTTCTTTTGCTTGAGCGAGGGTGATGTCGAAAGATTATGCAGCATGTCAGCCAGCTTAACTTTTAAAGCTAGCGGCTTTTCTAGCAATGAAACGATATATGCGCCGTAATCAGCTCCTGATTCATGTGTTAAATTTCGAACAGCATCAATAACTTCTTGACCAGCGTTAGAATCTGAAATTGACCCCCGAATAAATGACTCCATTTCTTCTATAGAGCTGACTGTTGATCCGGGAGCATCCTCAAGCGAATCATGTAAAAGCGCTACCATCTGAGCAGCGTAGTCATCTGGATAATAACGACGCACTATATTTCTTACCTCGGAAGGATGCAAAAAATATTCGCTGCCATCCCTACGCTTTTGACCCATATGAGCCATTTGAGCAGTAGAATATACGTCTTCGAAATCTTCCCTAGTAAACGTGGACATAGCTATAAATATCACATAAAAAGCTGGATAGCTAGAATAGCAAATGATAATGTAATACACAACATCGTCTTAAGGGTAAACATCGATTCACCTAAAAAGTAATATGTCATGAAAGGAAAAGTTAAGTAAGACAATGAGAATGCCAAGAATCTTACACCCCATGCGGAATCCCCAAGCGCAGTGTAGCCGAATCTAGCTCCAAAATAAGCTAGCACTGATATTGGCATCGCCAGCGTCAAAGAAACCCATAAACTTTTTTCAGACCACGCTGAATCCATAAATTGTAGGTTTGTCCCAAACCATACCATTACGTGCAACCCGACAAAACACAAGGCTGAATATAGAATATTAACACTCATTCGTCACCAGCATCCCTAGTCACGATGCGCGCAATCTGTGACTTGTTAATTTCTCTTACTTCACCCGCAACCATCACTGTATAAAATATTCCAAGCAGGTCGGCGTCTGTAATTTGTACAACAACAGCCGTTGTATCATCGTTCAACTTCAAAACCGTTCCCACTTCTATGATACCCATACTGCTAAGTATTCTTTCGCGATGGTGAACAACTCTCCGCAATAAAATACTTTTGCAAACCCTAAACGTTCTTGTATGCACAGGACAATTTCTCCACCAGAAAAATTATGAGGGTAAAAAAGAGAAACCTGTTCAGTACCAGCGCCGGCTAATTTCACATAACATAATTTATTAGCCATCTTGCTTTACCTCTACGAAAGCCTTGACGTCACAGGGGCCGAACCACTTACCATCGCACACTACATCTATAGACCTTTTGAGTGCTATTAACCCTGATTTCGAGTTGTAATACCTGTCGTGTGTACTTAGGTCTCTTTCTTTTGGAGCTCCTAAAACAACACACAATGAATGCTCGGGTGGATAAAGCTCTGCAAGCTTGTCGAGTCTTAGAGCACAGGTGACGGCACAAAACTCATTTGAATTACGTCTTACGAGAGTACCTTTCTTAATCACAGCTCTATCTCCTCCCACTCACCGTCCCAATTCGTGTATTTAACTCTCTTTATTCCAGCTTTTCTAATTTCCTGCATGCATAAAGGACATGGTCTAGCCATGGTCCTTTCATGATCACATTTCTTAAATCTGATAACCTCTAATTCATCACCGGGCTGAGCAAATCTCAAAACATTCATCTCTGCGTGCATATGAGAAGCCCACGTTCCGTCAGCATATTGTCTCTTAAAGCGAGGGTGCGTTTTGTCAGTATTTTCACCAACCCTAACGACTTTCCCGTTACGCTTCAAAATTGCAGCAAGATGATAATGTCTACCATTATTGAGCGCGAGATTCTTAGCTCGATAGTACACTTGACATTTTATTTTCCTATATCTGAAACTTTGTTGACATCGCCAGTTACGAGTTCATCAATAACCTTGCCAATGTCTTTATATTCCTGTGAACACGACTCACAAAAATCACGAACCCAATATTTGTAAACTGATGCTTGATATGTTGTGTTATTATCTTTCTTTTGAGTAAGTTTAATGACCCAATCCCTGATGGATTCTCTATCATTACCAGAAAGCTTCACTGGACATTTCCCTGCGGGAATTACTAGCTTGATATGAGGGTGGCTAGTCTTTACCGGACCAGCAGGGCGGCCCCACTTCGAAGTATTTGACTTTTTAACCCTGCTTCTTCGCTTTTTAGCCATTCTTTTCAACCCAAACGACCATCATCTGAGCGGGGCCGTATTGGTCTTCAGCTGCGAATACATCAGTAGGAACCTGGAACGCCGTGTAGTTATCACGGTCGTGCCATCCGACCTGGTGCTCTGCAATGCAGTCCTTATGCACCATCATTCGTCGCCCATTGATATCAGGATAAAAAAACCCTTTCGCGCCCGCGATCGAACGTCGTACGACATCACCGCGCTTTAGCTTTACCTCATGTGCCATTGTCATTTCTCCAATAAATTAATTCTACTGTGTTTCCATCAGGGTCGCACTTATAAACATAACAGCTTCCATCGCGATGTTCACGATAATCGGGGCCTAATTCTTCAATGTCATTTACTGCAAACGCAACATGGGGAGGGTGCTGTATCGGTACGGTCAGCGCTAGTTTTGCTCCACCCACATCAAGCATCGCCCACGTATCGTCTTGATACACAACAGATGCTTGCAAAAAATTCTCGTACCAAGCAACCGATGCTGAAATATCCTCAACGCTTAAAGCAATATGATCTAAATTAAGCTTGCTCATCTCCTTCCTTCGCTAAAACTAGCTCCTCTGGTAAGAAAAAATTAACATCGCCACCCGACTCTAAAACAGCCATAATTCTTACAGACGGGAAAGAACCAGATATAAAATCCCCAACTTTCCCAAGCTCTTTAGACTCAGCATTGCCCAAACAAAGATAAACTTTCCCGTCATTTTCGTCAACAAGCAATGCATCCTCAACGATGGAGCTATAGATGACTATATCTCCAGCGGATAAAACGTTACCTGCCTCGTGAACGAGACTTTCGTCTTTTCTTAAGCTTCCTCTTTTTCGAGTACGTTGTTTTTTTAATCGTTTTTTGGCCATCGTAAGACATCCGCAATTCCGCGTGATCTCTTTCAAAATCCGCGGCAGCTTCTTTTTCAATTCGCTCAATTTCTTTACGAACTTTAGAGAGCTTCTTTTTCAGAATCTGACGCTTTAGTCTAGAAAGTCTATCTAAAAAAAGCTTACCGTCCAAATGATCCACCTCATGCTGGACGCAAGCAGATGAAAGACCCTCTAGTTCTAATTCACACTTCTCCCAATCTTCATTATAGAAGGTTATCTTACAATGTGAATATCGGGGCACGAAACTAGAGACCTGAGGAATTGAAAAACACGCTTCTTCTGAAGCGTATATTTCTCCTGACATGTCGAGGGCTGGATTGATCATCACTAGCTGTTCTTCTTCTGATATCTCAAGCAATGACGGATTGATAACTAGCGCTCGTTTCTCAATCCCGATTTGAGTTGCAGCTAGACCAAGACCTCCAGTCACAGTGAAAGAGTCTTTAAGATCTGCTACGACCTCCAAGCTGTCTTCTTTGCTGAGGTCGGTTGCTATATTTTTTAGCCTCTTATTAGGCCACGTAAGAACTTTCCGATACACGGTAGCCCCCTATCAGGAATCAAGATCTATCTCTGTATACCATACGCCGAAGCATAGAAGCGATGTAACAATACAGAGTACTCCCTGTAGATGAAAATTATTGGAAATAAAAAAAGTTGCTAACCCAACGTTAACAAACGTAAGACCACAAAAAAGAAAGCCCCTAAACGAGAGAGGGAATATCTTCTTCAGCTTCCTCATTTTCTAGTGCTCTTTTTTCGTGGTACAGACCGAGTGGCCTTCTTTCCAGCTTTTGAAGACTTCCTTAACGGGCGCTCGGCGGCTGGAACGTGCCAGATCTCTGGGTCTGATTCCTCAACAGAATTGGCCTTGGTCCGTGGTTTCTCTGTTGGTGCACTTTGTTCAGGGTGAACAGTCACATCAGAGCTGAAATAATTGGCGAGCGGCGGCTCTACGTTTTGGGATAAGCACCAGGCTCGTACATCCTCATCAGAAGCAAGACCCCTGTCTTGCAGATACTTCTTGATATCTGTTACCTTCTTCCGGTTTATATATCTCTCAAAAGTTCTCATTTAATTCCACTCCGAATTATTGGGGTTATTTTTAGAAAATGGTAGAGCGAAACGACTCTTTTCCTTTATAGCAATCTCAGCTTTTACATCCTGCTCTAGAGAGCGAATAAGCTTCTCCACGACATAGTAGACCTGCGGCGTCATCTTTTTATCTTCAAAACAATCCCATGGGGTATTTCGTAACCAAAATAGCGCTTTATCCACGTTCGGTGGCGCAGCAATGAGTAGCGTCTTTAATTCATCGATAAATTCAGCGGTTAATTCTTCATCCCAGTTCATTACCTCAAGCAATTCAGTGTGAGCTCGTAAGTCTCCAAGATAACCGAGAATGATGTTTATCACAACTGGATTCCCTCCTCTTCAATAATGTCTGCAATGCTTTCTTGGAACCGTGGATCTAGTGCAATCCTATCTACTTCATCTTTTGAAAGACCGTGCATCTCGCATATCGGCGCAGCTAGCTTTCGCATCCCAGATAGAAAGTAATTTCTTGCAGCTGAATGCTTCATAGGATAACCGTCATTCGTCATGATTTCTGCAATCTCACGATAACCTTTTCCGCCACGATCACCAACAGTTGCGTAACCATTGTCTGCCTTAAAGCCTTTGGGCATGCTCATTTAACACCTCGCTTCTTAAGTTCATTATATTCTTTTTTGTTAATAGGGAAATTGACATGGTCTTCGACATCCTCTGTTAGGCCGAACCTAAGCCGAATGATCTTTTCTTCTCTAGACGAGAGATTCCGGAGCGACATGACCAGCGCTTCCCTAAGCACAACCTTGTCAAGGTCATCACCTGGATCTTTGTCATCTACCCCGCCAACAATCTCAGCGAATGTACGACTGCCGGGATCATCAGAAGAGATCGGCTTATCAAGAGAAATCTGGGGTGCTCCAGATTTTCGAATAGCCTTTAGAGTCTCAACAGGCACGCCAACAGCGGTTGCGACCTCTTGGGGGGTGGGCTCACATTTGAATTGTTCTAGATATTCTTCTCGAAATTTATACGCCTTATACATGACGGCACGAGCAGAAGTGGGCATCTTGATAGCGCCTGACTGACCTGCAACATGAGACTGAACGGCTTGACGAATCCACCAAACTGCATAGGTGCTAAACTTAAAGCCCTTCCGCCAATCGAAACGATCTACAGCACGAATCAAACCGATGTTCGACTCTTGGATAAGGTCTTCAAAAGAGCAACCCTTATCTCGAAAATTCTTTGCAATCGAAATTGCGAGCCGAAGATTCGCTTGAATCATACGGTCTCTTGCAGCATTGTCGCCGGCCTCAATAGCTTTCGCTAGCTCAACTTCTTCTGCGCGGGTGAGAAGGTTATGGTTACCAATTTCTTTGAAATAACTTTCTAGCATCAATTATGTCTCCAGGGATGAATGAAAGAATGAAGCGACATAACTGTCCCTACCATCTTTAATATTATACACTATTTTAGCGTCGATTTGCACGATTTCTGAAATTATTATTTTTCTTTCTAAGATATGCAGAGTGAGCAGCTCTACGAGCAGCCCTGCACTCTAATTCACGATAAATATAACAGATGTCAACCTCAATAGATGCGACTCTTTCACGAAGAATATCATCCTTTCTATTACGCTTCAACTGCTCCATGAATTTGTCTCTTTTTTGTGCAAGAAAACTCATTTCACGATTCAAACGATCATCGCGAGCGTACGGAATATCACTAGCGGTAATTGTCATTTTACGTTTACTCCCTTTTTAATTATACCAGCGTACAAAAATTGGCTGCCTTTATTCATCATCCCTGACCATTGCGCACCCAATCGATAACAAATTAATAGAAACACTCGACGCATTCTGGAGCGCTAATCGAGTAACCTTCGCAGGGTCTACAATTCCAGTCTTCATGAGATTACAAACATCGCCATCAATTCCATTATATCCAAAATTCTTTGGTTTTTCAACAATCTTTTCTAGAATAACCTCAGGAACTGACCCGCAATTAGAAGCAATCTGCTTAAGAGGTTCACATGCAGCGCTGAACAAAATCTTGTGACCAATCGAGAGAGAGTCTTTTTTATCAAGCTGCAATTTAGCAACTTTTGCGAGCAGTGAACCTCCACCGGCTACGATCCCTTCTTGCATTGCTGCCTTCGTAGCATAGAGCGCATCTTCAACGCGGTCTTTTCTTTCGCTTATTTCAGCTTCAGTTGCTCCACCTACTCGTAAAATACCGATTCCGCTATTCATCCTCTTCACGCGGCGAGTTAAAACGCTAATCATTTCTGCATCGCCTATGTACTCGTTCGCTGCTTCTTTTATCTGCTGAATACGGTCTTCCCTAGACTCGCTATCTCCTGTTGCGTCAATGAAGATGGTGCGGTATCTATACGCTGCTATCTTCTTACAGGATCCCAAATCAGTGAGCTTCACATTTCGCCAGCTCGCGGGCTCACCCGTCAAGAGATCGGCTCCCAAAAGAATAGCTAAATCATGGAGCGCTTCAAGACGAGAAGTCCCAAATTCTGGAGCAGCTAACACGCATGCCTTGATGAGGTTCTTTGTGTTGTTGAGAATAAGCCCCTGTAGCGCATCTCCCGTTGTCTCTGGGCCGATGATCACAAATGGTCTATTCTCACGTGCTGCTTCTTCCATAAAATGCATAATGTCGTGTATAGAGCTTATGCGTTGATCAGTGACCAAAATTGCTGGATTGAAAAGTTCACAAGACATCCGAGCAGGTTTGTTCACAAAATATGGAGAAACATATCCTCTATCCAATTCACACCCGTCGACAACTTCAAGCGAAGAATCGAAACCCTTGGCTTCATCAACAGTTACTGTGCCATGATCCCCTACTGCCTTTATCGCCTCTACAATCAATTCAGCTAGATCTGGCTCATTATTAACAGAGATATTAGCGACCCTCCTTAAGTCTTCATCAGACTTTACAGGGACAGCGTTCTTTTCGATTTCATGGCAGAGAAGAGTTGTTGCCTCCCTTATACCGTCTCGAATCACTCTTAATTCGTGCCCTCCAGCAAGAGCCTTCAACCCTTCTTGAAATATTGCGCAAGCCAAAACCGTCGCAGTTGTAGTTCCATCACCGGCTTCTTCTGCCGTACGCTGTGCAGCTTCTCTCACAATCTGAACGCCCAAATTTGCAAAACGATCTTTTAAATTGATGGCCCGAGCTACTGTCACCCCATCTTTGGTCAAGACAGGGGCGGAACCAGGGTGTTCAATCAAAACATTTTTCCCAGATGGGCCCATCGTTACACGGACAGCATCAGCCAATTGCTCAACACCGACCCTAACTAAATCTCGGGACTCTTCTGAAAATGTTATAACACGATTTTCTTGCTCAATCATCCTTTAAGTAACCTCTTGCCGCTGGACGATTCTTGCAGATTCTTGCTTAGAAGCCTTCTTTCGCCAGTAATCACATTGAGAGCAACAATCAAATCGCCCTCTTCTACAGCAATTTCATTTTCTTGAATTACCCCTTGTGCTCTGAGCTCCTGAAGCTTTTCAGGTGATAAAGTATTTTGTGCCATCTTTCAACTCCGTAAAAGGTGCCGAATATTTCTTCCACGCACCATCGCTAATCATACTTTTAAATTTTAGTTGAGTAAAGGCATCACGTAAAGTTTCCAGAGACATTTGAGGATAAGAATATTCTACGCAAGCTCTGTCTTCTTGACCCATCGTCGTTAGCGAAATCATCGCAAGATTTTCTAAGTATTGAGAGCGATTATCGGGTCGTTTATCAAAAAAATCCTCTAAGTTCGTGCCCTCGAGCAAAGTTTGAGCCCTTTTGTTCCCAATTCCTCTAAGCCCAGCAATATTGTCTGCAGAATCACCCCTAAGAGCTTTCCATTTAGCATAGGGATAATCTGGTATGTCTCTGAACTCTTTCTTTATCGGATTATATAGATATGTGTTTAAAGCGTCTTGACACAACTGAATGAAATCTGTGTCACTGGAAACCACAATCTTTTCATCAGCCGAAGGTAACAGCCCAAGAACTAGATCGGCAATCACATCATCAGCCTCTGCCTCTGGGTGACGAGCAACAACAAACGGCACACATTCACGAATTAACGATTCTGCTTTTTTCTTTTGGGCTCTAAAGCCGTCTTTATCATGGTAGACGCGGTTGCCCTTATACGTCGGTTGCATCTCCATTCTCTTCTTTGGGTATCCGTCAAGTACAAAATAAACGTAGTCTGGTGAAAACTTCTCTACAATTGGTTTTAGACTTCGAAAGAATGTATGAACAATAACATGATCATAATTTCGCCTATAGCACGAGTGCCTAGCACGAAAAAGTAAATTATTCGCATCAAGAATTAAGTGCTTCATCATTACATCCGCAACTTTGCGACTGTGCCATCTTCTAAGATTATAGACGCATCCTCGTCTTTTTCAAGCGTAGGAGCAGGTAAATGACTTTCTTGTTGCGGATTCGCAGCAGAAAAAGTTCCAGCTGCCTCTACAGCTGCTGCAATCAAACCGTCTATCGCCTTTGTGGTGCGAGCTATCATAAACTCTCTGATGTCTTGTGGGGTAGAAAACAAATCTAAAGTAGCAGGGTCAACTTCAACTGACTTCATAACTTTTCCAGATCGTACTTCTAGAATATAAGTCACCTTAGAAGAATTCGTCAGCGATGTTCTTACAATCTTTTCTGCGACTAGAGCCGGGATAACTTTCTCATTTTTACTTGAGATAAAATAAACGACTGTCCCAACATCGAACTCGCTATTAGCAGATTTCATTTAGATCCTCCAGCTGGATTTTATATTGTGATGTTTTATTATACCACATCTCCAATTTTTGTGCAGCTGTTTTTCTCTGTTTTTCAGTAGTTGCTGAAGCGAGCGCGTCATTATACTTCTTCATATAAATCATCCGCTTGTCAACAAACGAACCCACGAGGGGAGTACACTTCTTAAATGCTGAACTTTTGTTCAGCCGAGACTTGCCTCGGGAACCGGGGGATGGATCTTTAAAGTCGTTGGGAGTCAAGCCCCGAAAAAGTAGCAGTCCGACGTTCTCATGTGTTCGATCGAAAAGTAGGTAAAGAAAATCACACTCTCCCTTCTTTTCCAGAGTTGCTTTGTCTGCCTGAAGATGCCAAGACCCGGTTTTCCCTTGACATACCACTTTGCACTCTAGTTCTTTATCATCCATGCAATTAATGACAATATCTGCCTCGCCGGTGCGACCATCGTTTGCACACGCACCAAAATCCTCATCAATGACCTTCGCAAAGAAATGCTCTTGTGCTGCAGAAATCAGAATATTCTGACGACCCACGTCACCGGTAATATCAATGCCATAAGAGCTGTACAAGCCTCTGAGGTCTGAAAAAAGCTCTTTTATGTTTCCGATAGCCTTGAGTGAAGAATCTCTAGTGAGATATTGCATTATAGCCTCCTGTTGGATGATGTGGTTCTCCCACATTTTTATTATACCACCAATCAGGCTATTTTACACAGTTTTCATCCGTTGGGTGTGACATTATTACGCACATTTTCTGTGATCTTCAAGCCCTTAGGGACAGCCTCAGAAAGAGGCTCAAGGCCGAGCGCAATACGCACAGCATCGTACAGCCCCTGTGTTAACCTCTCTTTAAGAACGTTCATGTCTGCAAATTGGTGCAAATCCAGATCGACTATAGGCATTGCCTCACCTGTCGGGCCAGGTTCAAACTCACCAGTTTCACGTGCCTCGAATATAAAGAGAATATTCGGCATCTTTTCATTTTTTGGCACTTCTATAAACGGAATCTTCGAAGTTAAGCCATCATCGGCGTCTTCATAACAAATTTCGGGAACCCAATGGGCGTTCATCTCTTCGATTGACACTAATTCCTCCAGTTTGTGTGATTATATCAAAAATTCGCGAAAAATTAAAAAAATAATCATATTGAAAGCAAATCGTTCTCAAGGCCGATGATCAATTCGGCATATTGCTTCCCAAGAGGGCCAGTTTTGGCCAATTCCGCTAATTCTTCACGAGTCATTTCAGCGACAAACCCAAGAAGCTGACCTACACTTTGCTCTTTGGCTTTCGTCACTACTTCTGCAAATGCAGCAGCAAGGACACCTTTGTCTACCAAAGCAAACCAATCTTCTTCTGCCGCGTTGGACGGCATAGACTTACCATCTGGCGTCTTTTTAAGATCCTCGATCATCTTGTCTGCTTCTTCGCCGCCCTTCTTAAGAATATCCTTCTGTTCTTGGGCAGCTTTTTCCACCTCTTTAGCTTGCTCAGTCAGATCAATACCGCCCTGAGCAACTTTCGGTATCAATGTAGCTAGTTCTTCAAAGCTCTCCACTTTCGCAACAGCGTTTAAAGACTCAATCAACTCTATCCGCTGCTTTTTGACCTCTTCAACTTCAGCCTTCTTCTGAGTGAGTATACTCTCTGCGTAACCCTTAATGTGGCCACCTGCGCCAGAATCCTCGAGCCATTTGTCTATTTCTTCTTGAACTTCGCCTTCGGCCGCAGGCTTTTCCTCCTCTTCTTCACCCTCACGAAGGATTCTTTCAAGGTCATCAATCTCATCTAAGCCCTCGGTGGTATGACCAAAGAACAATTTCTTCATATCATCTAAAATTCCTCGAATAGGACCCTTGTCATCCTGCGCTTTTTGCGCTGGCTCATATCCCATCGCAGCGCCAATAGGACCTAGCTTACTAGCGATAAATTCTGTAACGGGCTCCGCGGTGTTTTTCACTTCTGTTGCAAGACCAGCACCGAGATAAGCTCCCGGGTTCATCATGAACATAATCAATTGAGCGTCAGGAGATGATAAGGCTGCTTTGGAAGATTCCAGAGCTTTTGACATCTCGCTCTTGTACTTGTCACGGTCCTGACGAAATTTTCCCAGCAGCTCTTGTTGCTTCTTGGTATCAAACGTTAAAGCAGATTCGATTGTTGTAAGGGTCGCTGAAGCTACATCCTTCACAGCGACCTGCGCTACTTTGAAAACATCCACAAATGGACCAATAAATGCCTTGTAAAATTGATCCGCAGAGGGTGGAACAATATCTCCAAATGTCACACCAAAAGTCTGCTCATTTAGAATCTTTCTGATTTCATTTCTAATAAAAATTTCGTCTAACTCTTCCATCAATATCGCCCCTCTATCAATGCCACACCAGTTGCAGAATAATAACTATCCAGCAACCTCTCCTCAAATTTATTTAACTGCTGCTTTTTTGTCTTAGGGTCTCTTACAGAAAATTTTGAGCGCGATTCCGAAGGTAAAGTACAAAGCAGCATTTTTTTCAAATCAATCCAACTGTTTATAAAAAGCATCGGCCCTAGCTGAATGGCTTGTTGCGTTATTTCTTTCTCTGTCATTTTAGCAATCCTGAAATTGGAAGTGGCGGAAGATTTGCCTTCTGTTTTGTGCGCTTTACGGAGGACTGAAATTTGCTACTACGAACTGAAAAGACTGACCCGGCAGCAGAAAAATAGAAACCTGGGTTCTGGTGAACCGGAATATCAAAATTACTTTCCAGCAATTCATCCACAAATTCCATTTTAGCTTCCATGTATAAACTATCATCTGAAGATAATTTGGTAAACACACCAGTGCCCGAAATATTATTTAACTTTAACTTTGGATCAACCCGGAACACAAATTCACCGTCTTCGACATGCTCATTTTGCTGCTCAATATTCTTACCTAACTTCATGAACATTCTCTCGATAAGCGGGGTCGATGAATGTTTACCCTCAAAATTTAGTCTCACAGCTTTACGAAAAATTACAGTTGGAAAATTACGCATTCCATTGATTAGAATACTTGGATGTAGAATTTCCAGTAATACCCAGCTAGATGAGCCAGGTGCGAATGGCCAGACCTCTACGCATCTTTCTTCCACTGTTGTCAATGCGTCTAAGACAGCTTGCTCACGAGCTGGATTATTCATCCGCAATGATATCTGGCTAGCAGTTATTAATTGCGAGCCCAGGTCAAGCGGGTGGCGAGCATAAGTAAATTCACTACTCTCATGTAAGCGAACAAAAATTTTCACACACTCAAAAATGGGGCGGACGATTGGACTTTGGTGACATAAAACATCAGCCATCTCTAAAAGCTCATCATCTCTTAGCTCGATGACTTTTTGTCTTCGTTCGACCAGCATCTACGCAGAATCCGCCAAGTTTAATTTCGATTGTAATTTCTCTTCGTTATCTTGCTTATGAACTTTCTGAGCCGCCCTTAATTTTTGTCTTAGATATTTTAGCGTGCCATTTAGACTTGATCTATCTGACGTACCTCGTCTCAAAGAATCACGCTGATCAGCAGTATCGTCTATTCGTGAAGAAATATCTTGCACACACTCAGAGCTTCCAAAATCCACTATCTGCCCGCCCATGCAACGATGCTGGTCAGAAGAGGATAGATTTTCTAAAAGTGCAATTAACTCGGGATACTTATCAGCTACCTCACCTACGATTATAGGCGCCTCGCCTGGTGGTAGACCCAGCGGTTCTGGTTCGCCAGCTGGAGTCTTATTCTCTTCCTCTGCTTCGGGTCGATCAATCTTTATCCCCAATTGGGAAGGACGAGGGGCCTCTGAGGCTGACGTACCACCTGTCAGAATGGCACCCAGAGATGCAAGATACGTAAACAAAGCGTCACGCTCTCCCTTACCGAGCTCATCAAAATAATCCTCAAGAGCGCCAGATATCTCTTCATCCTTCAAGCTCTTTCCTGCTCGGAGATTGTTTATCTGTTTCTCGATTTGCTTATAGGAAAGTTCAGCAGGAATCACATCAGGTGCTTGGACTTCAAAGTCCCCGGTGCTTTCTTCTTCTTCACCCTCTGCGTCAGGCTTGGGCTTCGCCTCGATATCTTCCTCCTCCTCCTCTTCTTCTTCTGCGTCAGCTACTTCTTCCTCTTCCACCTCATCATCTTCTGCTTCATCAGTAATCGTTTCTTTCTTTTGCTTCGCAGGAGCCCTTAGGTCTTGCGACTCAATCTCTTTAGATTTTTCTGCCTGCTTGGATTCTTCATCGGCTAGCTTAAAGTCTTCTCGTAAAATTGTGCTAGCGATAATGTCAGCAATCTTATTTAGATTTCTTTTCATTTCCCCCCCGATTCCACCTTACACGATTCTGCCATTTTTCAGCGTATAAACGAACGCGGTGTCGTTGCGGATGATTGCTTTCATCGGTCTGAGCGCGCTCTTGCGCTTGCTTCTTTGCTGCCTGCTTCTGCTCAAGGTCTTTCATGAATTTATCAAAATACGACATTGTCACTCCTAAATGTAATGTTAAGAAGATAGTGACGAGGTGCTATCTTCATAAGTTGCCAGTCTTTCAACGTGCTATCTTCGCACGAAAAACCACACTCTCCCTTTAGCGTCAAATTAACTTTCTTATCGAGGTGCATCGACTTATGAAGCCGTTGCAGCATTTCTTGCGCTACAGCGGTTACTTCAAAAGATATTGCCATATCTTGACTGGTTTGTGAAGTAATGGTGTGAATACCCCCAGAGATTTTTGCAATGTCTAAGGGATCATCGGCACTGGATATAAAGAGCTCATGGCTGTCTGCGCTGGGTTGCTCGTCAAGATACTCAGACGAGACACCCATCATCTCTAAAAGGTCATCCGACATGATAATATTGCCCATGTCCTTTTGAGCACGTTCGTACTCCTCATTTATTACTGTCATATTATTATCGGTGCTCATACCCTAACTCTCCCAACAAAGCAACATCATCGAAAATATCATCGCATCTCGCAGCATACTCTACATCAAGCTCAGTAACTGCGTCAAGATCATGCGTCCAGACCTCTATTAACATTTCCATGCCGTCGATGGTGATTTTTCCGTTATGACCGGATTGCGCTTCATCTTCTAGCAATTCTTTCAAAAACCAATTACGGGTTTCAACATCTTCAAATATAAATTTTCTTGCAAGTCGCTCGGGGGCAGCGACAATCGTCCATTCACTCTTTTCAGGAACTAAGGGCACATCAGCAGATTCTCTAACTAACCCGAATAATTCAAATTCAGGACCAGCGGTAGTTTCCTTTTCCTTCAAGTAATCTTTCATTAGAGAATTTAGCATCATTATCTATTCATCGCTAGCTAAAGCTGTTATAACACCTTGCACTTTCTTTCCATGAGGTAGACCATCAAAATATGCGACTGCTCGATCATAGAGCCCTGGCTCCAGTTGATCGAGGTCTTCCTCTGCAATGCCCTGACTCGTAGCATCTCTTAACATTTTCTTATAAACGTTATTTAGAAATGTGTCCCACATAAATGTTCTCAACGCGGGCCACGCATTGATTTCTGGATTTGATCCATACTCTGAATTAAATGCAGCGGCGTCGTCTTGATCGATCAAGTCTAAGTCGAGCATTGTATCCATCATAAATTTCAAAGCAACGCCCTTTAACTTATCTATTTCCCCAGGAAACGTCTCCATTGATAACCGCATTTTTTTCAGAGCTTCACCCTCAATTTTTTTGACACCGCTTACACTAAGTCCCATGTCTTGTGCAACATCTTCGAGAGTTGCTTCATCTCCTCTTTGCCACTCGCCAGTGCGGGTGTCTCCAGACGCTATAGCACGCAGCTCTTCGTCTGTTGGCTCTCCGTACTCACCCTCTTCGTCTTCATCGTAGTGGACACCGAGCTTAAAATCATCCCAACCTTCTGCCAAAAGCGACATTAGCAGTTGGTTCCTAATAATCGCTCTTGCCTCTTGGACTTCTTCTGGTTCATTCATACCAGCTTGATCAACCACTTCTACACTGACACGCTCATGATCATCAACAAACTTCTTAAATTTCTCGTATGTCTTTTCAACGACATCCGCTTCATCGGGAAGACGTTGCGCAAGAGTGTATAGAGATCGAGCAAGCTGTTGATTATTTATGGGTGTATATTCGGGATCATCAACCGGCGGCTCATCCTCGCTTAACTGGGTAGCCATCTGCGGTTGTGGGTTGATAGGCATATCCAACGGATCATCTTCTTCAGGACCGTCATCGGGCCACTGAGTACCTGCACGATCTCCGTCTGCCCATGACGAATTACTGTACTCTGGGTACGTGTCTTCAAAGAGCAATCTTCTTGCTTCTTTTCTAAAATTATTAAAGTTCGCTTTCATTGCAACCACCTCATCTACTAAATATGATGAAGATCAGTAGTTTTTCTAAGGACCTGCAGCTTGATTCATTGCAACGCCAGCTCCGATGGTAATTCCGACGCCGGCCAAAATACCAATTACCAAAACAAGCTCAGGAGCAAGTTTGGGCTTTGTCAATCTATCTTCTAAAAAAACACTGTAGTCTTGGTACGCCGCCAATTGCGTGTCATAAAGAGTTGTCCGAATCTCAAAATTGGAATTACACGTATCAAGTTCAAGCTGCTTAGCTGCTATAGCTGTCGTAACTGCTAAATCAATATTTGATTGACAACGTGCCTGCTGCTGCTCAAGGGTCACAAGAAGTTCTGCTGCGTCTTCTGTCGTGAGAATTACACCATCAAACGGAGCTGGATCCCCTTCTTTAATCGGAATAGGATCATCAGCGTAAGAGATCGTTGGGTAAAATATAAGGAATGCGCAAATCCATGCACACATAATGGTCTGGATAATTTTCATACCAAATTGTATGAAGACTAGTCAGTTAGTAAACCAGCAAGTTTACGCCAGCGCTCAAGAACAAGATCACCCTCAACATGCTGTGACTCTTTCGTTGTGCTGCCGCTTTTCATGGCCCATCCTGTATCTTCTTCTGAACCGTAGGGTTCATTTACGTCAACCTCACCTGCCGAGAGAGCCGCCACCGCTTCAGGAACATCGGGCTCATCAATAACGGGCATGTCTTCACGAGAGGGCGCGCCTGAAGGAAGATCAAACTTCACTGCACCAAGATTCTCAACGAACTTAGTGACAGCGGCGTCAACGGCAGCCTCGCCGGTCTCCTCGGTGAACTTTTCAATCGTTGACTGGACAGCTGCAGGATCCATCTGGTATGCGCCATTTGCAAGATACTTTTCTAGCTGGGCGCGGATCGGCGCTTCCTTAAACTGATCAAAGCCACCAGTCGCCGGTTTACCGGATGTGACACCAAACCGTCCAACAGTCAAAGCATTCAAAACGGGAATTAACTTATCAGCTGGAAAATCAACACCATACCCACCAATCTCAGCAGAGGGATCTACCATAGCGGTTGCAACCCATCGATGATGGCCATCCATAATGTGCTTATCGCTAGAAATAAATGCGCCTAAGTCACCGCCGGCTTTGTCGTCTCTGATCATACCAAGTGCCATGCTAAGTGCCTTCTCAATATTCATACTTGACTGGGAAGGCTTCAGGTCGGACACGGAAAAAGAAGCACCACCGACTCCAATAACATCGTCTGCGGATCCACCATCGGTCTGGTCCTTACCGGACGAAGTAATCGCGTGGGCCTTTTCCTGGTCGCCAGCAACCGATGAGAGCGGAAGCGGAAAACGATCTGTATCGACTTTCTTAGGGTCAGCATCTTCTAACAGCACTGTCTTTATTTCACTTAAGATAACACTCTTAAGCTGATCGCTGGAAAGCTTGCGATTTCTCTTAGTCCGAGGATCAAAGCCAAAAACTTCTTTTAACGTTCTATTTTTCATTGTAAATCCTTAAAGGGTAGCAACGGTACTTGATTAAATATCCCGTTTAATCCAAATATTCCCTTAACTTTAGCGCAATCTCATCTTCAGGGGACTCTAGAGATAAGATCTCCCTAATTCTTTCTTTCTTTTCAGCGTCTAGCGATTCGAGCGTCTCTTCAAACTCGCTCTTAGCCTGCTCATTCGTCGCCAGAAATTTTTCTAGATTGCGCTCCATAGCTTCACGCTCTTGTTCGGTCGCAGCGGCCTCTGCATCAAGAAGCGTATCCATCAATATTTGTTTCTTTTCTAGTGCCGCGGCTGCGTCGCGAGAAGACTTTGTAAATGTCAAGACCCCCAGCACACCTACAACAACACCGACTAAAAGCTCCCATCGTTCCTTACACCAGGAAATGAAAGACTTCCATGCAGAAACAACACACGCCTTTGCCGCCAACCACGTCAGCATCTACTTACCGTGTTTCCAAGCAATCGCTGCGTCTATTACAGATTGACCACCGATATATATCATCGCGATCATTCCCCATGTCTCACTATCCAAGCTAGCCCAAGCAAGAAGACCGGTAGCTGTTAAGAAAACAAAAAACTTTCTAGAGATTATCCTACCGATAATCTTATCAACGATACCAAGCTTTTCGCCATCGATGAGAGCTTGCGCTTCTTTTAAGTCTATTTCATTATCGTTCATCGTAACTCCAAGATTATATCATTAAGTATGGTGAAGTTAAAGATGGTGATTCTAATTCATCGAGTCATCGTCGTCTTTCGCTGTTGAAAAACCGTACAACAGTTGTGCTGGATCTATATCATGAAGAAAGTGCGCGACCATCTCTTGAATATTTCTGACGTCATTGGCAACAAGATCATTATTTCTAGAGAGCGCAATGATGGCGCTCTGTAGATTTTGAAGTGTAAGGTAGAGCGTCTGGTAATCACCCTCAAGCTGCTCGATGCGTCTCTTGGCATCAGCCAACTCTTTCTTAGTATCCTTACTTGAAAATGGCCACCACACTTATTTTTCCCCAGACGAATCTTTCAAGGTATCATACGTCTCTATTACGTCAAAAACACTTTCTGCGTCCGTGCCCATAACTTTGCGTAATTCTCCATCACGCTTTTCAACAGATATCTTATCCACTATTTTAACTAGCGCGGGCTCACCGTTAACCAGCCTCGAAATTAAGCCCTCTACAATATCTTGCATGGAAAGCTTCTTCCGAAAAGCCAGCACACGAAATTCTGCGTGTGTTTCTGTCAAGAAATTAAAATGAACCGACTTTTTGCGCATCCAGCGGCTCATGGACCACCAGCGCCAGCGGAGGCACCAACAGCAATAGGAACTTGGTCTTCATACTCTTCACGCGTTGCTTCAAGGTCCTCTTTACGAGTGATGTCATGACGGGTCGATAATAGCTCTGCGACTTCATCGGCAACTTCCTCACCGTACTTGTCAAGAAGAAAACTTCTTGATTTTGACATAATCATCTCTTCGATATCAAAAAACGCATCGAAATTTAAGATTAACCGGGCAGTTTCAGCTGCAAATCTATCAACGTCAATCGAGACATCTACGCCTTCATCTTGTTCTCTTAAAAATATCTGCTTAAGAGAATAACTCTCTTCTTGCACTTGAGCACTTTTAATAGAGTCAGATTCAATATCGATAAATATCGCCTGTAACTGGTCATCTAATGATTTTTCAAAACGAACCTTGTCTTCTTCTTCTGCCTTGGGGCCTTCTTCTTCACCTTCTTCTTCTTCGGCGGCTTCTTCGTCTCCACCCTCTTCGTCTCCACCCTCTTCTTCGTCTCCACCTTCATCAGCAAAGGGATCATCGCCGGCTTCTTCATCGCCACCTTCTTCATCGCCACCTTCATCAGCAAAGGGATCATCCTGCTCGGATAGAATATACGCTTTTCGAAAAAACTCTTTAAGATCATCTCTTTTCATTGTTCACTCCCGAGGCCCTCTGATAGTATTTTTGCGAGCTTATCAGCACGACGAATTCTCATTTCGACCAAATTCCAATTTAGCTCTTTCATCATTGCAAAAATATACTTGCGTCGATCATTTAGATAATCTCTAAAATATGCGCGTTGCTGAACAGACAGAACAATGACTGGGTAGCAGTTCATCGGAATGCCCACCTCATTACCATCAACAAAGATGTTGATATAGCGGTTAATAAATCCATTATAGACGGTGCATACCCACCCATCACGAGCTGCCATTCCGCATGCAATAAAATCTTTCTGCCAATCTTCAAACGTCCCAAAATCACGAGCCAACCTCATGTAGGCTAAACTATCCATCGTAATTTTTGAAGTAGGGTCGGCAATGTTGTCGAAATAATAGGCTGTCAGAAACGAACCATTTATGTTATAGGCTTCCTCTTGCTTGATACCACGGAACGAAGAGTCTTTATCATTCGCCTCTGACCGATCTACGGAATCAAGCTTCGCAGATACGTCATTAAGAGCTTCAACATAAGAGTGGAGATTCTCTATATTCGCTTCAATAGCTTTATCACTAAGCATGTCAGTGTTGATGTCGTACTTCTTAGCTTGGACGACATAAGATTCCGAAAGCTGCTTGGTATCCTCCCTAGAAGGAGTCCCCCTCTGCAGCGTTTCACTTATCACTTTCAATATTTCTTTTTCATCAATGGGCATTAGTCCACCTCGTATTCTTTTTCAAATTCTTCTTGGTCTATAACAAAGACAACCTCATCCTCATCCGGCTCGTCTGTCAGGGCAGCAACAGCCTGAACCCTGCTATCGATATCAACCTCAGGAGAGGGGTCGAGCAACTCAGGAATCCTGGGATCTGCTGTAACCTCATCATCTTCATTCAGCGCGCCGAGCTCATCGGGCCCTCCCAATACTTCTTCTCCCTCTGGGGGAGCATCGAAACGTGGTTCTTCTGGTTCACGTAAAACTATCTGAACTTCGCCAGGTTTATCCCCTTTTACATGAGCGATTGTATACTCATATCCAGATTTCTTGTGACGTACCTTTAGATCGGGAGAAAGAATTAAATTACCTCTATCATCGAAAACGTCAGATTCACCCATCACCTCATGAAGGCGCTGGCGGTATTCATGTCTTAAGACGTCTAAAAGAAATGTAGTGTCCGTCATTTGGATCTCCGTATTCCTGCTAATACTTCCCACCTCGCAGACTCCACTATTACTCTATCTGTTCGGAACTTCTTGTCTAAATAATTGTAAACTGATTTGTGAACCACTCCGCGAGTTAATCGAGTATTATTTTCAGAGGTCATCTTTAACATGGCTGAAGCGATTTGTGGGATCAAGTCTGAAAGCGTATCAAAGTTTTTCTTTGCGAAGCGCTTGCTCTTGATAAGAGTCTCTTCATGCTCTCCCCTCCACTTCTGTATCGCTTTTGCCACTTCTTTCTCAACAGCTTTCGAAGCCCCATCCAAAGCTACATTCACCAAATCCTTCAGTCCAGTCATTCGCTTCTTAGCAGTTAAAGAACTTTGTGATGTCTTTGAAAGGCCGGCTGCCCAGTTGTCTAAAGCGTTGGCAACAGCCACACTTGGTGCCTCTGGTTCTGCAGCTGCTTCTTGTGCAGCGGTCTCAAGTTCTGCCTGAGCGGTCTCTTGCTCTTCTGCAGCTTCTTCTTCAGAAGCCGGCGCGCCCTCTTCACCCTCAGCGGCTTCATCCTCACCAACTGCGATCTTTTTATCTAGCAGCTCTGCATCGTTAACAGCTGTTGCCCATGCTGTAACAGCCTTTTCATCAGGGGCGGCGCCAATAGGTTTTCCAACATCTGCAAATGCTGTCACAATATCTTCAATCGCAATCGCTTCCTCTTCTTGTTCAAATAGAAGCGAAGAAAGACTTGACTCGTGCATCTTGGTTCCGGTCGGTTCGTGGTGCGCAGCAAAAAGCTTGGAAGCATCAGGGTCTGATAACAATGTTTTTACTAGTTCGCCACCCGTATCTCCAAGATGCTCATCACCAAGATCTGCTAAAGCGTCTAAATTCTTAAAGGCGCTAGCGACCCTCTCATCAGCTGCTTCTTCTGCTGTGTTTGCCATATCAGCGACTTGTTCAGGAGTAGCACCATCTGGTCCAGAAGTGTAAAGAGCAAGAATCTGTGCAACAATTTCCTGCTGTCTAACAGCCAGGTCAGCTAATTTTCCAGCCAAGCCTTGCTTTAAAGCTTCAGCATCAGCGGGCTCAAGCTCGCCGCTTGCTGCATCGAATACATCTTTCGCAACCTCAGGAGACTTTTGCAACGCAGCAGCTCCTTGCTCGGCTGCCTTCATGTCTACCTTACCGCTCTTTGCTTGCTCAGCGCCAGCTTGTGCAGCAGCAGCTGCGGCAGACGCCTCACCTGTCTCTTCACCAACCTGCTCGACCGCACCGGTCAGTTTCTGCTGAGCTGTTGACATATTGAGAGCAACAAACTCTTCGAAGGGAGAAGCCATGATAGCTTCGACCACAAGATCACCCTCAACAAGATTCCCGGTTTTGTCACCGCTGAATAATGCAGCGATGAATCCGACTACCTTACTAAAGAACCCGCCGCCCTCAGCTTCGGCAGCTTTAGTTCCAGCTTCCCATGCACCGTTGAACCAGTCTGGAACCTTATAGGTCTTCTCGACTGCTTTTGCAATATCCTCAGTTGTAGGAAAGTCAGGGGCATCATCACCGCCCTCATCAGCAGCTTTTGCCAATTCACCAATTGGCTTTGTTGAGTCTTCAGGTTTATATTTTTGTAGCTCTGCCTTCACTTGCTCTATACAAGTGATCAAAGCAGCAAACTCACCAGAGGCATCTTGAATTTGCTTAGTGATATCTGATGCGGTTTTTGCTCGAGCTTTTCCATCTGTCCCTTCGTCATAAAGCGAGTCAACATTTGCGGCAATATCATTGTACAGTGACTTAATCGGCTCGAGAGCTGACTGCCATTCCGACTTCGCGGCGCCCGCTGCCAGCTGGGCTTCTACTTCACCAATGGTCGCTTCAAATTCTTTAATCGTGGCGTCCATCTCCTTTGCGTCTTCATCATTTAGCTCTTCCAAAAGGAGAGCAGCCATGTTACCTTCACGAAGGAGGTCTTCAGTCAAGGCGTTGGTATATGTCCTAACAAAGGCTCGCCCGGAGGTGACACCTGCTTTATAAATAATTCCGCTCATTTACGAGCCCCCTAAATACTTCTGCTTAGAACTAAATATGGAGTAAAGACGGATGGTACTACGTTGTGTAGCGCCTAACTGAAACTCCTGCTGACCGTAATAGCTCGATACCAGACAAATCGCGGTATTCTTCATCAAAAACTACCTCTTTTACGCCACCGTTAATAATAGCCTTCGCGCACATCTTGCAAGGGCTTAAGGTAATATACATTATCTTTTTACCGCGATTATTATAGTCGCACTTAAGCAGTGCGTTAATCTCTGCATGAATCATCCCTGAATTTCCTGGCTCAGCAGACTCAACCTCATTTGGTCCGCCTGAATAATTTCCATTATAACCGACAGCGAGTACTTGAGTATTTTCATCTGTCACGATCACTGCACCTACCTGGTACCGTGGGTCATACGATCTACGAGCTATGGAGTGAGCAAAACCCATCCATATTTCATCCCAATGTGGTCTACCATCCGAGCTCATTCAAGTACCCCTTAAGGCTATCACAGCTTTCGACTTCATCTCCCCAAACTGACCATCCAGGTAACTGGTGGCGAGCAAACAGTTCAACCTTCGTCTGGTCTGGAAACATCTGCTCAATGCGAGTTCGAACTTCATCTGGTTTCTTACTATGCTCTTCACGGAGGTGCTCTAAATATTGTCGTACATTTCTGGCACCTCGAGGTCGAGGAATTTTTCCATTTTTTCCAACAAGACAAAGCTCACACTGCGACATGGTATAAAATCCGGGATTAACTCTCATCTTATTCCAAACGAATGCAACGGTAGAATATTTTAGCCCCCAGCTTTTTAGAAGCTCAATCCCCTGATCAAGATGAGGGTTTGTTACCCACATAAAGACAAGAGAATCTTCGTTGAGAAGCTTCTGCATTGGAAACTGCTTTAGCTGCTTTAGCTTGAGTGTACCATAATGCTTGCGAGCCCCACCTGTATCACCCATTCCAGGTTTAGAATGTTGTAGCTGGCCCTTGTAATCCCATGGTGGATCCAAATAGACAATGTCAAACCTCGGCTTCGGTTGTGTCAAAAAGTTCTTCAATGTGTTTCTCCTTAGGTAAAGTAAATCCAGCAGCTTTCTTGTGGCCACCGCCACCAAAGCTCTTAGCAATTTCTGATACGTCAACGCTCTCATGAAAAGCTCGTAAGCTGACTTTCGTTATTTCATCTTCATGATCCCAATACCAGATCAAAGCAAAATCGCAATCAGGAGAAAGCCGTGCTCCGATTTCTGACATCCAGTGAGAAGCATTTACTACCAGCACTTCCTTCCCATCCATCATGCGGGGCTGCGCTTTTTCACAGACCTTTTTGACAACAGTCTTACTGTACGCCAGGATGTAAGATCCTCGCTTACATGCATCATCAAACACAGAGTCATCTTCAAACTTTTCGAACTCTTCAAACTCAAACGGTACCATATCGAATGCTGCACTAAACTCTTTTGAATACTCAAGTTCCCACTTCCACAGGTCTCGATCCTGAATATATTTGATAAACTTCGGTGGCTCCTTACCCGGGTGGAAATATTCCCACGCCAGTATTGCACCGCTCTTTGTCATATCAAAATGAGTGTTAGAGATATCATGAAGTTCAACCATCGCAGACTTGTGATGATCGATAATCATAAGATTTTTGGCTTTCTTTATCATCTTCTTCGTTGTAGATTTATCATAAGAGAAATCCAGAATAACTACATTTTTTCCTTTAACATCGGGTGGCGGGGTACCATGCTTACAAGCGTAATACTCTGCTCTATTCCCTAACTGCTTCCATGCAGAATATGCCGCCCCGAAACCGTCTGTGCAGTCAGCATGATAGATTACGACATTAACTGAATTTGGGTCCATTGTACTCATTATACCCTCGCGATAGAAATTTAATTATGTTTTTTCGGATGAACAAAAGTATATTTTTTGTCCTCTGTTGTGTCCCTTCCATAATCATCTTCCAGCCGTATCGGTTCGCCACAATTGCCATCAGAAATTTCAAATACCACACTATCATCTTGAGCAGTCAATCGATACGCGCAACCTGCCTGAATATTCAGAATGTCTCCCTTTTTTAGGGTGACCAAGCGCGCTGGCTCTTGAATTGAATTATGAAAGTGTCTTTCATCTGCGATTTCTGCAAGGATCTCTCCATGTTGAATATACAGAACTTCATTTTTAGTAGGATGGAACTTAAGACTCGTGCGATGACCTGCTCGAAGGTGAATTTCTTTTCCATGAAACAAGCCGTTCCACTGAATTTCATAGCCCCAAGGCTTCTCTTCTGAAGAAGATGTACTGGCCCATACGCATCTATTCATCTGTCTCAATCAACTCCCACCATCTTAATGTTTGATTTAGACCATCCCAGAATTTAACCTGAGGGATCCATCCAAGTTCTTCACTAATCTTATTTATACACCCGAGAGTGTGCTTGACATCGCCCTGTCTTTCTGGTGCGTGAGCAATGGAAAGTTCAGAAAATTGCTCATTAAGTGTTGCAAGAATTTGGTTATTCGAAACAGCTGTGCCAGTTGCGACGTTGTACATCTCAAATCCCAGAATAGCCGGGTAATCAGCAGCAACTAACATCGCATTTGCTACGTCTTTTACATACACCATGTCCCTAGTTTGTTCACCATCACCATCACTTCGAAGCGGTTCACCGTTCTTTAGTCGTGTACACCACGCAGCAACAGCAGTTGAATAGGGAGAATCCCCCAACTGTCCCGGACCGTACACATTAAAGAACCTTAGCGCAACAAAATCCATCCCATACAGGCGATTGTACATTTCTCCAAACTGCTCTACCACCAACTTCTGCAACCCGTAGGGAGATGTCGGATCTTCTGCTTCATTCTCATTTGTGGGAAGTCTAGAAACTTCGCCATAACATGCAGACGAGGACGCGAAAACAAAACGATCGATCTTATCAATGGCAGCAGACATTAATTCAATTGTTTTTTGAACATTCGTATGCGTCGTAAGAGCTGGAAATTTAACTGAATACTCTACACGAGGATTTGCGGCCAGGTGAAAAATCACATCATACCTTCCGGCTGCGACGCGCTGTAGAATGGGTCCTGCAGCGAAATCTGATGTAATAACAAGCAATGAACCCGGTTCTTCTACTATCGACGGACCAGTATTGTTTTGATCATACAGGTGTAGAACGTGCTCAGTAACCGTTCTAAATTCAAGTCCGCTTAAAGTTGCCAGGTCTCCATTCGATAAATCATCAACCCCCTCGACACTCCATCCGGCAGCAACAAGCTGACGTGTTACATGACTACCAATAAAGCCACAGCAACCTGTGACTAATGCTTTACGTGTATGCACAAAAATCCTCCGCGTTTAAGTCTTTACTGATTCCTAAAAACATTTTAATCTTCTTTACCTGTTTGTTCAAGTCCATATCATCGGTTTCCAAAATAAGACATTCACATGTCGTCGTTTCATAAAACGTTCGATAATGTTTATCCAGGACTTTCAGCATTTCCGGTGGTAACTGATCTGGATACTGGTCATCAACCAAACCAGAGTAATCTTTTCGTAAACAAAGAATGAATTTGCCGTTTACCTCTGCAAACTTATCATCCATCCATGTAATTGCGTCAAGATCAGTAGGACGCTCGAATGCGCTAGCATAAACAAGCTCACAAGGATAAAAGCGGTCTAAGATAACTGACGCATCTGTTTGGTGCATGAAATCCATCAAAAACGGACCGCCGTACCGCAAAAGGTTAAGAAAGTAATCTGGGCTGTCCAATTGTGTTTTCCATTCCCCGGAATTCTTAAAAACAGGAATACCAGTCTGGCGAGAAAGCTCAGCAGCGATATTCGACTTTCCAGTCATATCAGGTCCGATGAATGCTATCTTCATGCCCTATAATCACTCAGAATGTGTTCAAGCAAATCAGTCCTATATTCAGGCCTGGGATCGATCACGGTCCTCAGAGCCTCCTCTTGTGCATCAACAAGAGCTTTCCGTTCGGTAGCGTCCAGCGTCGCGATCCACTTAGTTTTTTCTACAACATCCAACCAGGTTTCAACCAGCAAAGACTTATCAGCAAGTCCTACCGGAATAGCGTGCTGAAACTCGATCGGAACGAGAGCAGGTACATTACTCTTAATCGCTTCAAAGAATCGACCAGTGATATTTCCGTAAGGAGTGTAAGCCGGCTTTGTAATATGAGTTACAGTAATTGATTCGTTCAGCACTTTGAAGATATCTTTATAAGCCAGCCGGGGACCGAATGCCACATTCGGTGTCTGAGCCAGCAAAACGGCGGGATCGATTCTCTCAGGTGATTTATTCAACCAGTTTCCATAAATCATAGTCTGAATACCAGCTTCTCTGAGGACAGGGCTGGGGGTCGTATAGTATTTCGCGAATTGCTCTTCACGCTCGTAGTTATTCCCAACGTAAGTATAGTTGTAAGAGTACTCGACTGGCTCGAAATACCTCTTCATATAATTGCACCATGGAATCGTAATTCGCTTACGGGTCTGATGACGAGGAGAAACACACGCGTCTGCTAAGACGGCGTTAGGCCAACGAAGCTCTTCTTCGGGAGTCATCTTAAGGTCACCATCGACAATAACAATTGGAATACCCTGCCCATGGTAATAATCAAGAACCTCACACTGACGATTGTAGTCCGGCTCAGCGGGATTTTCTCCGCTATTTTTCCAAGTTGGCCAACGCCATTCGACATACAAGATATCACCATCCGGAAATCCAGCGTCATCATATTCTACGCCGGGATATTGCTCATCATCCCGCATACGCTGTAGCTGAACAGGGGTATGACCACGCTTTAGTAATTCATTTACCCAATCCACACGATTGCCACGCTCACCGTCTGGTGTGTTGACAACGCTGTTCTTTTCAAGGGGAGTAATAAACCCCCAAAAACTGTAAAGTACTCTCATTATTTCTCCGAGTTACTATTCATTATAGCAAGTCTAAGCATTGTTTTCAAGCTCACGCTTAGCTTTTACAAGAGCAGAACCAATCACCTGATGCATATCATAGTACTTGTACTCTGCCAATCTTCCACCAAAAATTATCCCATCTTGTTCAGCAGCGAGGGCTGCATACTTCTTAAACATAGCACCGTTCTTCTCATCATTGATCGGATAATAGGGCGTCTTACCCCTGCTATATTCGTCAGAGTACTCTCTTGTAATGATTGTATTCTTAAGCTTACCCGCTGTTGCTGGTAAAAAATGCTTGTGCTCTACAATTCTTGTGAATGGAACATCTGGGTGTGTATAGTTCACTACAGCGTTTCCTTGAAAATCACCCTCGAGCTCTTCATGCTCAAACCGCAACGTCCGATACTCTAGCTCACCATAGCGAAATCCGAAGTATTCATCGATCTTTCCAGTAAACACAACCTTGTCAGCAAGAGAATCAAACTCCTCCTTATCTGAAAAGTAATCAACACCCGTCCATACTGAAACACCTTTCAGCATATTTGCCACCATTGAAGTATAACCGTCAATCGGGATACCCTGATATTTGTCAAAGAAATAATTCTCTTCAAATACCATCCTAATCGGTAGACGCTTAATAATAGAAGCCGGTAGTTCTTTCGGATCACGCTGCCACTGCTTCATTGTATAACCCTTGATAAACGTCTCATACACCTCACGTCCAACCTGGGATAAGATCCAGTCCTCAAGGTTGTCTGGATTCTCGCATGGGATCCTGACTTCTTCTAACTTCTTCTCAGCTTCTGCTGGTGTCATAACACCCCAAAGCTGGTGTAGAGTCATCAGATTAATTGGGAATGAAAAGATCCGATCATTGAAGCGAATTTTTGGCTTGTTTACATAATTGTTAAACGTAGCAAAACGATTAACATAATCCCAGATCCTCTCATTATTCGTGTGAAAAATATGAGCACCATAGACATGAACGTCTACACCGTTCCGCTTTTCGGAATAAACGTTCCCACCGATGTGAGGGCGTTTATCAATTACCAGACACTCTTTACCAGCATCAGTCATCTCTCTAGCGAATGTCGCTCCAAAGATGCCTGCTCCTACAATCAGATAGTCGTACTTTCGACGGCTCATTGCCTTCTCCTAATATTGAAACGATAACCGCTAAATTTCAAATTTTCAAGCATTTCTTTAGCTAACTCTTTATCTCCAAGCTTTCTCATTCTATCAGCCGCTAAGATAATACCCCAATCGTGCCACATAAATGCGTCCCTTGACGAATACGCAAAGGCTCTTCGAAAGCCATGCTCAACGGCAGATGAGCTGTTGCACTTACGAAGGTCTTCTTCAAAACTCATCAGCTTCTCAATAAAGAAATTTCTTTGATCTGAACAGTCACACTCAATCGGTGGCATCGGTCCATTCCGCTTGTACAGCTCAAACTGTGATCGATTTACATTCGATGTTTTAAGAATCGTCTCGGCCATCTCAAAATGTCGTTCATAGATATGCAGAGAATTGCTCATATGAGTGTACGACCCGAGCTCGACCCCGAGTTCATTGGCAAGAAGCTCTTGAAAAAGAGTAAAAGCTGGAATGTCATAAGCGATTCCAAAAATTACATCAGAACTTCTCATATTAACAATCTGGTGCAGCTTTCCATCACGGATAAAAAATTGAAGTGCAAGTGTACAGGGGACATCTAGCTTCGCATCTACGCTATCATCAGGAACACGAAGATGCATGACTGCCCGACGCGAATCAGGATCCCTCTGCAATTCTTCTATGATATATTCCCACTGACTAAATCGTCCTTGAGCGATTTTGTGGTGAGGCTGAAACAGTCTTGCGCCGTACGCAGAGTTTGCTGTTACTCCATCATCAGAAATATCGCGCCAAAAATTAGAATAATTCGCAATCCACTCCGTCTTATTGCTTCCTGACAAATACCAGATAAGCTCGGCGACCATATAAGTCATGCTAAACTTTCTACCGGTAACGTAAGGAATACGATCACGTGGATTTGTAATCGTAAAAGAAGCTCCTAAGAGTTCTTTGACCCTCTGCCCGCGTGGAGCAGATTCGTAAGTCGGATTTTCATAAACATGTCTTACCAAAGACAAGTAACAGTGAGTGAATGATTGATATGTGCCAATATGCATGTTACAAATTTACTCCAATTAGGTTTAGATGTAGACTTTTTGTACCAAGCTAATCATATACGAAGAAGCTTAATTTTTCTCATAGAAGTTTGATATCCGAAATCATTTTTCTTGATCTCAGCAACGCAAAGGCTGTACAACGGTAGATCCGTCTCCCCATCCCAACCCCAACAGAACATTCTATAATTCTTACCATCGAGCCCTGTAGCTGTCACAAGCAGATAAGGACGCTTATTCTTCGTAAGCTTCGGCTTAACATCTGACACCAAGAACCAGTAGAGATCATGTCCCCTGGCATCGATTTCATCAATGCATCTGATTTCTTTTGAAGCAAGCCGTTCCTGCACGTCTTCGCTAATCAATGTCGAGGCGTTGAACGACCCAAAGTGCTTTACACTGTTTTCGACCATCTCTCGCCGGGACCACCCACCAATACCTGCTGTATCGAGCAGCGCTTCGTTGAAGTTATTACGGCCCCGATTAGGGTCACGCTTGGTCCACTTTTTAATGTCTGTGTTGTGGTTAATCAGTACTTCATGCATGTGCTTGTAGCTTTCGAACATTTTATCCGAACCGACAACGTCCATCGATTTGAACGCACGAATGTTAATTAACGCTTCAAGCGCCCGCTTGTTGAACTTCGAATGCTTCCACTTACCGTCCTCATCCCAGAGCAAGTCTTCAATGGACTGATATGGCCTGTTCCTAACTAGCTCATCAATAGCAGCTTCACCGATCCCCTTACAAGAAAGCAGAGATGGCATAAACTTCTTGCCCTCAAGAATCGTCCACTTCTTAGTAGCGTAGTTGATATCAATGGGAACAACCCGATGACCAAGCGCCTTCACTTCTGCAAATGCTTTTGCGCGCTTCTTATCGTTACCAGACATAGCCTCCAAATAAGCGCAAAGCCACTCTTCCTCGAAATATGTCAGCAGCCACGCGCAGTAGTACGAGTCAATAGCATAACAGACTGCATGAGATTTATTGAAGCCGTAACCAGCGAAAAACAAGATCTTTTCGTATAGGTCATCGGCCAACTGGCGATCGACGCCATTCTTAACCGAGCCAGCAACAAACTGCTCCTTAATAGCTCTCGCTTTCGCGAGACTTTCCGCGGCTTCCGAAGCTTTTCGCTTCATAATGCTACGACGGACAGTGTCTGTTTCTTCTTCCGGGAAACCCGCGACCACAGAACAGAGCTTCATGATCTGCTCCTGGAAGACGATTAGACCGTATGTCTCCTCCAGCACTTCCTTGATCAAGGGGTGACCGTAGTCAACAGCTTCAGGATTATTCTTTGCCTTAATATAGAGACGGTCAACTTTCGCAGTTAACGGTCCAGGGCGATAAATAGACGTCAGCGTTGCAATGTCAACAATACTCTTTGGCTTAGCTTTCTTAAAAAGATTTTGAGCGCCGCGTCCCGCCAACTGAAAAATGCCAGCCCATCGACCAGAAGCATAAACATGTTCGTAGACATGTTGATCATCCATATCCAAAACTTTAGGGTTCATATTATTGTCAAACCACTCGTAAACCTGCGAGAACGTGGGCTCTTCAATTCCTTCTCTCCGCTGGAGAATCAGCTCAATAGTTCGTTGGATAATACGAAGCGTTTCAAGACCGAGAAGATCGAACTTGATCCACCCGAAGGTCTCAAGGTGCTTATAGTTCATGCCTTCGACCCATGGGGTCTGGAGCTCACCACGAGCTTTGATCAACGGCATCCTTTCCGCAATATCCTCTGCGACAATACAACCCCCAGCATGACGACCAAGAGCCTTGTTCTGCTTGAACAAAACCTGAATCGGCGCAGCTACTTCTGGATGGGCTTCGATAAACGCCCTGAATGTCTTTGAGTGAGCTAGGGCATCTTCGTAAAGTAAAACAAACAGATTTTTATCTGTCCCCTGCTTAAACACAGCACGCTTTACATCTTCTTCAACAGGAGCCAACGCCTTATTTACCTCGTTAAACGGGATACCATAAAAGCGAGAAATATCCTTGACAAGAGACTTTAACTTGAAAGTGTTGTAATTCGAGATGGGAACAATATTTTCGTCACCCCACTTATCTTTCATCATATTGATAAGTAAATCACGATCACCTACGTCAGTATCGATATCGGGAGCACCCTCACGAGACGGATTCAGAAAACGGCCGAACATAAGATCGTATTCAAACGGATCAACGTCTGTTAACTTAAGAACATAAGCGACCAAGCTTCCGGCGGCAGAACCGCGACCGGGACCGACAAGCATTGCTTTTTTTGCAATACCGATAATCGCAGCCATAGTCAAGAAATAACGAGAGAAATTCTTGTCTTTGATAATCTTTAGCTCGTACTTTAGCCTCTCAATGTACTTAGGGTCGTTCGCCAAACCGCGTTCGACAAGCCCCTTCTTACAAGCTTCAAGAAGCGCTTTATCATCTGTCTGTCCCTCGGGAACGACGTAAGATGGAAGCTTCATGGTACGATCAGGAATAATTTCACTGATTTCTTCATGCACAATCTGGTGCGGCCGCTCAATCGCTGCCTTCATAACCTCATCATTGTAGAAGTCCATGCCTTCAGTGCTTTCTAGATATGTATCCCATACCTGCTGGGCGTTCTTAGGATATAGCTCGCACTTAAGCTCTTCTTTCGACTGTGGAAGCTTTGACGGATCAAAATCACGGTAGTTCAGCCACCCAAGCTTCTTATAAAGCTCACGCTCGCGCCAATGTTCTGGGCGAGCATAATGAGAATCAGTCGTTACGACAAGCTTATCATTCAAACCGTTGTTGTTGGCAAATTCAATAATTGCACGATTAACGAGATGTTGAGCAGGAAGCTTATTAAATTGAAGCTCAAGATGCACATCATCAATACCGACTGCATCGACCAGACCCTGGTACGCATTTCCAACACCAGTCATAACGCTATTTCGAAATGACGGGTCATTCATGAGCTTATAACTCAAATCATCAAATTCTACCTGCTGAGCATGTCTAAACACCTCATAAGCAATCGGGCCACCGATACAAGCTGTTGAGACCATCAAGTGGCCACCCTCAGCTGCTTCCCTTAGCATTTTATAATCGATTCGTGGGAAGCGATAGAAGCCCTCTCTGTAACCACGGCTGACAAGATGAAATAAACGCTGAAGGCCTTCGCTTGTCTTGGGAAGAACAACTAGATGATGGCGGCGCTTGATCGGATCATAGAATTTTGATGACTTCGTTTCCTCTTCATTTTCGATAGTCAACCCTGCTTCTTCTTTTCCAATATCGATAATCTCATCATCACCATCCACAACAGCAGTCAGCGGGGTCGCAATCGCTTCACGACGAGTCCGAAGATCGAATAGAGCTTCTTTATCACCCTTCTTCGCAGCTTGACGAATCTCATAGTCTAATTGCCATGCATCCAAATCTGGGTGCACATACATCTCACAACCGGGAACAAACCTAAATTTTCCTCCCCGCTTTTGAACTTTTTCAGCATGCAAAAAAGCATGACCAAAAGAATTCATGTGACCATGATTCGTGAGGCACCAACCATCCATACCATTTTCAATAACAAAATCTATATGTTCTTGAGGGTAGCCAAGGCCATCGAATGTGCTAAACCCATCATGTGAATGAAGGGAAATAAACTTACTGGGTGGAGCAAGTGAGGTCTTTCGCATAGAGTCTCCAGATTAGTTTATTCTAAAGGAAATCTGGAATATTTTCAGGATGGGTGGGCATTTTCTGTAAAGAAAGTGTTTCTACGTAGACTATTGTATTTGATATTAAAAGGGCAGTTGTTTCATGGTCTACAGAAATAACCAGACCAGAATCGCCAGGGGTCAACACATAGCTTCGCATCTCATCATCTATGCCTACATGCGAATCCATTATCACAGCAATATCACCCGGTAACATTTAGCTTTTCTCTTTCAGAAATTAACGCGATTAGATCTTCCTTAGAAAAAGTATACCCTCTTTGCTTCAAGACACGATCAAGCATATGGACGCGGACTCCGGGGAGACCTAACGATTCTCCCCAAGTCCACTCGACAGTATTTTCTATAGTCGCGATATCATACTTTATCTTTCTTACACGCGTTTCAAGCAAGGGGATCAATGCTCGATCCTCTAAACCAGAATCCAATTTAAGCTCAACTGCGGCGCCGACGAGGTCTTCAAAATTTCCAGATTCAAGAGCTGTACTAGCCCTAAGAAAAATCTTCTGTAATTCTTCTCTCATACCTTCATCGCTTACTCGATCAGGATGGGTCATCAACGCAATCTTTTTGAATAATTTTTTTGCCCACTCTGGTATCTCTTGTTTTGTATCTTCGGATTGACCGATTTCATCTTCAACTTCTTCGAATCCGTCTTGCGTCTTCGTATATTCTTGAAATTTCTTAGCTAGATCAATCTCAAGCGAATCGGGGGCTGGTGGGGTTTTGTCTTCAATTTGTGAAAAAAACTCTTCAGCTTTCGTAGTAAAAAAATCTAAATCTTTAGAATACTCGTGTTGATAATCGTCAAATAATTCAGAAATCTCAAAATAATAATGTTGCAACATCTGTAGCTCAGATTGCAATATTCGAATTTTTCGGCGAGTTATTCTTGAAGGCACGTGCATAGTGTTACTAACTATGCATTAAGACGCTCACAAATAATCCCATGTTTCTTTACATAGGCATCAAAAAATTCCTTATGATCCACGCCAGCCAAAACAACAATCGCCAAAAAATAATTGAACGCATCAATCATTTCTTCTAAAAATTCCTCACGATCGAATTCTGGCACACCGTAAGTCGCTTCACGATGATTCTTCCAATTCTTTAAGTGAAGTAAGGCCTCAAACAGTTCTTCCATTCCCCGGAATGCAAATTCCCGAATAGCCTGTTGGTTCTTTTTCTTGCTAAGATCCACTGGCCAGGGAGGATACGCATCAGGAATGCGCTCGTTGATTAAGCTCATGAATTCTTCTCGTAATGAGAATACTTCTTCCAGCTTATTGTTCGACAACTTCTTCATCCGTTGCGTTCGTAATATTCTCGTTAACCTCAGCCAACATACGCTCAAGATTATTATTAAAATTTTCCGCGTACTGGGGGTGAACTTCTATTTTGCCATCATTCGCATTAATCGTAAAACTCACTGCTCGAAAATGATCAATGATATCAGTCCCTGTAAGAATGGCAAGCTGTAGTAGTTGCGCGACATGACCGATCGCATTGTCGGATAGATTGTGAACGACCCCGGTAACATCCAGGTCATCTGATACTTCAGAAGTAATTTCCATTTTCTTTCTCCTTGTAGAAATTCATTAAGCATTATAGTTCTATGAACACTAGGTGTACACTAAAAAATCAGCCATACTCTTTAGTCAATAAAAAACCATAATAATCATTAAGAGCATGATCTTCAGGGTAAGTGCTCTTCCACTTTCCCTTTATAAAAATTTCATAGGTGTCATCGGCATATTTCCCGCAACCATAAAGCTCTGCGGCTCTATCCCATTTTTTAGTTACAAATTCCTCGCTAAATCTTTTAAGCGTCTTTGCGCGGCGATTTGCTAGCCCAAGAGGTCGGATCAAATTCTTCAAATCATTTTCATCACACTCAACCAGGGATTCCGGATTTGGGAACTTTTCGAAAAATTCCGCTATGATGGGTTCCACTTGTTTACGAGATGTTTGATTCAAAAGTAAACAGACAATGAGTATCTTCCACCCGTCAGGCCAGAACCGCTCTTGTAATAAATCATACGGAGACTCGGGAGGGATCCATGTTACCATATGTTATGATAACAGTTTTCTCTGTTTTTTACAGATAATTCATAGCCCAAGCAAAGGCAGCCATAGCAAATTGGACCACTGCAAAAACAGTGACTGCCTTCGTCTTAAAAACCTTGAGGTCTTCCACTTCTCTGACCATTGTGCTCAGCTGCGTTGGGGACGCCACTTCGTCGATCTTCTCTTTCCAAGCCTTGAGATCATCAACACGATCTTCTCTTTCACGCATTCTAGCAATTTCTTGCTTAAGCTCTTGAATTTCGGAATTTAGTGCCGTAATACTGGTAGCTAGCGTCTCGAGCTCTTTAAGGACTAATCGCGAGTATTCACTCCATCCACTATCTTCAGGCATATCATTCTCCAGTTGGTTCGATTTCAGGAACAGATAAAAGCTCACCAAGAATATGCTCTACCTTTTCCTTACACCACTCTGGAGTTGCAGATGAATCGGGCTTACTTAAGTGTTCATGCATGTTCTGTAATTCACAAACCACAAAATCCCTCACTTCAAATCCAACTTTCCATTCAGCAGAGTTGCTACATAATTTATCTCTTAAACTACGAAGCTTCGCCACCCTAACTTGAAAACAATCAGAATCACTAGACATACAGGCACCCCAAACAAACGCTAAGCAGAATGTGCATTTTTAATTATGCATTTATCCGCTATTTTCTCGATGTACCCTCTAAAATACGCTGTTTAATTTCAGTTGTGCTTATGCCGCCTGTGTAGGGAATATAGACAAGCACCATCCCGTTTTTTTCAATCCATTCTTGTGTAAATTGCATTTGAGAATAATAGTCTTTTTTTGCCCAATCATCACCAATCGCGATGATGTGCGGATTAACTTTCATGATTGTCTGCTTGCTGTCTTCCCCAGACAAATTGGGAACAACTGCTGATACATACTCGCAATTTAATAGCGACTTTTCTCTTTCTTCGTACGTCATGATAGGGGGTGAGCCCTTAAACTTGGCGATAAAACCATCTAGATTAAGCGCCACAATAACTTCATCTGCGAGATGACTACATTGTCTCAAAAAATTAATGTGTCCATAATGGAATAAATCGAATGTTCCACCCGTGTACAACACTCTTTTTTTCGCTGGCTCATCACTCATCTTACCACCGTATATTTGAAACAGAACGCAACCATTTCTGAGAGTGGTTTGTTGGGTCGACACAGCATTCGAAACCACTCGCCAGTGACTGCCTCTCCATAACACCTGGTAACGCCAAGTGCCGATGCTATTTCTTTTTCGTGATCGTGTTGGCTACATATCTCATGAAAATTCTTGCCTGTGCTCAACCAAACCATCTCGTTCATAGGTTGGTTTCGTCGCAGCTGTTTCTCGCCATGCTGTAATCGAGCTGGGCCCACGGGACATTGGTGTTGGTGCGTCTCAATAATCGCAATCGAATCGCTTAATCCTGATAACGTATCGCTTGCAGGAAAATCATCGAACGTTACATCGGACCGCATTCGAACATAAATGCCGTCCGTGGTTGCGGGAGGGTATTGATCAACTACCCTTTTTATTTTATAGTATTGACAACTTAGATTCGTTTTCGAAGATGTAAAAGGAGTGGCCTTGTCGACCTTCGGCTCTACCTCTCCAAGTACTGAAACTGCTCCAAGCGACAGAAAAAAAGCATCAATATTCTTAAGGCTGACATCTTCTTTTGAAAGCTCATAATCCTCAGCACGAATTTCATTTGGAAAGAATCGCGTTGAACGCTCTATAGAGTCCCAAAATGAATACCGAACATGGATCGAACAATCAGGTAATTGATTTTTTATTGTTTCGAAAACCTTGGGCGTCGTAACGAATAGAGTTCGTACATCACCCGAATAATACAAAAATATTTCTTCAGACATATCAGTATTTCTCCAGAGTGTGAAGCTTTACTAAGTATGTCTACGTCATTTTACGTTCTCGATAAGCCGATATTGTTTCAGGCCAGATTTCTTCGGCAATTTGTAAGCACGCTTTAGCTAGCTGCTGTATCTCCCACTGGGCACTTTCATGCAAACGCAGCTCGATAAATTTTAATAAATTATTGAGATTAACGGTTCCGTAATACTCTGTATATAAACTTTGCGGAAGCACAGCACGAGCCTGTTCACGACACACTCCGGAAGACATTAGTCTATGGTAAAGAGTAAGACATGTCTTGTTATGCGTCCTGACCACGCTTGACGCAGAAGTGCCATAATCGGGATCGCTTAAATCAGGGATCATCACAGGATCAATTTTCTTATTTAAATTAGAGGCTTGACGATTGGACTTGTGCTGTGTTCTAAACTCTTGAGGTTCATAAAAGCGAATGTCTACGTCAGTGTATCTTCGAGATATCTCATTATAAGACCAAGTTCTATGACGATGGTGCTGGCTACGCACAAAGAGAGGTACAGTAAAGCGAAAAGTGATAACGTTGTGCTCAAGCGTTGACGTATGCTTGTGATTGATGAGATAACGAATAAGCTTCTTATCTTTTCCATCTAACTCTTCCCTAACTTTTCCAAAAGAAACCCTAGCGCTGTTCACCACTGTTAAATCGGATCCCATATGCTCCACGTATTCGACTGCGCCAATGGCGTCATCATAAAGTTCGATTCTTTTCACTCAGTACTCCATGTCTTTTCGAATTTCTTCTTCGCTCTTCGTTCTTTTATCTTGGTACTCTTTCTTTATATTGATAATTGGAACGGGTTCACCGTCACCATCTATTCTTACAAACGTCATTTCAACTTCACATACCGGGCGTTGAGAACCGTTCACAACGCTGTGTCGTCTGGCTTGAAGCGCCACTGTGATAGAAGAGCTCCCAATTTTGACAACATCACCGTACACCTTTATAATCTGACCTGGGCGGACTGGACGCTGAAACACTACTTGCGAAATGCATTTAGTCACCATCCTTGGAGAACCACACACTTGAGCAGTAAATGCAGCGCCGGCTTCGTCCAGCCAAGAGAGCATAACACCCCCAAAGAGATTACCATGCACCCCGATATTCTGTCCTTTGCAAATATGAGTAGAGATTAATTGCATCATTTTATTTTTCTCTACAAAATAAATCTACAAATTTGTAGCGCAACTCGATATGGATCACAACCCGATGATGGACGCCGGTCCTCAAGATATCCGCGCCATCCAGCTGTTGGAACTGAATTAGGGATCCGGACTGACGCTCCCCTGGAGGCGATTCCGCAACTAAATTCTTCCATGCTTGCTGTCTCAAATCCGCCTGTTAACCTCAAGGCGTTATCTGGTCCATACTCACGAATCGATTCATCATGATATTTTTCCATGTTGGCGATAACCCTATCAAAGATTTCTTTTTCACCGGATTCGCGCATTGATTTTGTAGAAAAATTAGTATGACATCCTGACCCATTCCATCCAGCATGTGGCTTAGGGTGCCAATCTATCCCGAGTACTAAGTCTTCTGCCATTAGCTCCAGCAAATAGCGGCTTACCCAAAGGGCGTCTGATGCTTCTAGCGGATCTGCGCCAAAACACTGGTATTCCCATTGACCTGGCGAAACCTCTGCGTTGTAACCCACAACTCGAATCCCTAGTGAATTACAAAAAGATGCATGTTCGCGAACGAGCTTCCGATACTTCACACTTCCACCCGATGAGCAGTAATAGCGAGAATCTTTTATAGGCTCACCCTGGTCTGGCCAAAAAACGTTCTTGCCTTCTGACGTGATAAAGTACTCTTGCTCAAACCCTATCCACAACTCTTTTGTAGCAATGCCATCTTCGACCAATTTACGTAGCTTGGCTCGATAATTTGTTTCATGTGGTGTTCTTTCCTCATCTGGTAAACACACTTCACAAATAGCCACGTAATGATTATCTGCTACTTGATATACTCGGTGAGGCTTTAAAATTCTTTCTGAATCTTCTGTCGGAGCCTGTCCTGTGGAAGAACCGTCAAAATTCCACTCAGGTACTTTTAGCTCTACTTCACCACCCTCATTAGGCGTAAGCTGGACCATTTTTGTTTTTGACCGGAGTGCGGGATGATCAAACCCGTCAACCCAGAGATAATCTAGATGAACTAACAAAGCTATTCCTCCATCTCTTTTAGCATCTTGGCGATATCAAGATTCGCGCAATCAATCTTCTTTGACGTTTGGTGATAATGGCTTACAAACCCGTTGAACCTGCCATTTCTAACAGAGGAATCTTGCTCCCTACTTGTCATGAAATCCTCATCACCTGATTCAGGGGCCTCGAATGGAATCCCATAAGCTTCATGACACGCAACCCAAAGCGCTTTAAGCGCTTCCATCTGAACGTCATAAAACCCCAGAAAATCTTCCATTTCACGCCCATGACATTCTCCATCTGTCACCACAGGCCTTTCACCAAACCCGTGTTTAATATACCAACTCTGGTATTTCGTATAATAAGCGTTACTAATTTCAACACCAACAGCACAGCGGTTAACAGCCCCGGCATGCCATGCGCCGTGTTGAGTGTCTAACATCTGATATATTGTGCCGTCATTATCAATCAAAAAATGGACCGATATACCGCGGCGATTGAGTACTTTCGCGCAGGACTCTGAGCTTAGACAAACATCCCAATGGTTCACAAACATAGTTGGCTTACGATCAGGCTTCCCTGAGTAATCATAGTACGTTCCAGAATTCGACTTAAATCCGCCCTCTTCATCCCATAAAACAACCTTTGGCCAATTAATTGTAATCGGGTGACCATTACAGATGATATAGCTTTGGTCTTTCTCTTGAGGGCATGTATAAATGAAATCGCTTATTTCCGATTCTCTTTCAGTCCATATACGACGATACGTTGTTGGTCCGCAAAGTCCGTCCGCAGTTAGACCCCTCTCTTTCTGCCATTTTCTAATAGCACTGACTAGCTTCTCATCGTGATATATCGCGCCGAACCATTCGGGTGTCCACCCCAATGAATCAGCCGAGCTCTTGTTATAAAAAACCTTGTCAATTGGCATTTGCCTTCCTACTCAAAATCTATGTCAACGCTTACTTTAATAGACAGCTTTGGGACGCGGAGTTGATTAGCCAGCCCGTGCTTTTTTGCTGCAGGAGCATCTAAAAACCAGTCAGCATGTCCCTTCTTGTGCACGAGTTTTAGAAAGTAGTCATCCTTCTTTCCACAGTTTCTAGCCATCATTGTATACACAATCTGGTTGAGTCTATCAGTTTCTTCCGCGCTGACTTTCACTTCTTCAACTTTACCCCATGCCATACTTGAAACATCATGAATCATAATGGTCGCATCAGGATCCATAAATCGAAGCCCTTGCTCGCCAAAAGAAAAAAGAATTGCACCGCACGACATAGCTTTTCCCTCTACTATCGTAGCGACCGGGAGTTCTGCATGTTTTATCGCAGAGATCATAGCCATTAAGCTGTATACTTGTCCCCCATACGAGTCAATGATTACGGGGATAACTTTTTGTCCTGTATTGTGAGCTGTTCCCATTTCAAGCATAAACTTCTTCGCCGAATCTTCGTCAAACTTATTTACCCTAATAATCACAGGCGGCTTTCTCAGCTCAACCTCTTTTAACTTGGGATCTAATTCAGATGTCCAGTGCATTTTTTCTCCTGTAGATTATCCACATTTCGCCATTCCGCAGTTCACACAAGTTGCGCAACCTTCCTGATATATGATATTCGGATTGTCGCAACATGCTGTATCGAAAACTCCGTTGCTCGCTTTTGTTCCATCAGCTATATACTTCTTGAGACAACGAGCTGTTACTTTTGCAAAACTAAATAGGTCGGCATCTTTATCTTTTTGTAATTGCTCGACCATATATTGAACGGGAACTCCATGTCGAAGCGCCAACGAAATTGTTCTAGTGAATGCAGAATGATTTGGGTTATCAAAAACTTTCACGATATCCTTGATCACAAATTCGTCTCCATTGGTACCAACAATAAGATCATATTTAGAAGGAACAGACTTTCGAGATCGACGCCTTATCATACCAGACTGGTGCTTTCGTGGAATTTCTACATACTCAGACAATCCCCCAATAACCTCATAAGGCTTTCCGTCCATCAGACCTACTAGAATTGTCCAGGCTTCGCCCTTGATGTTCGCCTGATGAATATCACACTCCATAACTTCTGGACGACGCGGAGCTGACCTTGTAATAATCTCACCAGATTCTCGAGGGTTTGCTTCTTTCTTATTAGAAACCAGAACTCCTGTTCTGCTTCCATCTCGATAAACAGTAATTCCCTTACAACCCAATTCCCAGCCTGTCATATAAACTTGCTTTACTGTCTCAACATCAATATCTGAAGGAAGGTTGGTCGTATTTGATATTGCGTGGCACACCCATTCTTGCGCCGCTGCTTGCATCTTCACTTTTGCGACCCAATCGATCTCCTTAGCAGTGGAATATTTATACGGACTTAATTCAACCATCTCGTCGATGGGATTAGTATTTTGAAATATCGATTGCTCGATCCACTTTCTAAAACCATGGTGATAGACTGTATATTCCTGCCATCGATCGCCACTCTCGTCAACAAAGTCTACCCTAGCATCTTCATCCTGACCCGTTAATTTTTTTCTACGAGTATAGTGGAGCATAAATGCGGGCTCAATACCAGATGTGGTCTGGGTCAATACTGACACGGACCCAGCTGGGGCAGTCGTCGTTAATGCAATGTTTCTACGACCGTACTTTTTATTCATGCTCTTCAACTCTGGATCTTCACTCCATATCCGCTCCAGAAACGGGTGATCTTTTTCTTTTGAAGCGTCAAAAATTTCAAAAGCACCACGCTCTTTCGCCATTACGATTGAAGACCGATAAGCGTTTAACGCAAGAGCCCTGTATATCTTCCCTGTTAATTCAACACTCGCATCAGAACCATACTGAATATTCAACATTGCAAGAGCGTCGCCAAGTCCTGTTATTCCAAGACCAGTTCTACGCCCAAGAAGTGCTTGTTGTTTTATTTTCGTCCATAACCCAAGCTCGATCGCCTTTGTGGAGGTAGACTCAGGATCTGTCTCAATTTTAGAAATAATCTTGTCTACTTGCTCAATCTCAAGATCAATCATATTGTCCATAAGGCGCTGCGCTTTCTGCGTCATCTCACCAAATTTCTTAAAATTAAATTTGCCCTTTTTCCAAGGTGACTTAACGAAACTCGTAAGATTAAGAAGCATAAGCCTGCAGCTATCGTACGGTGAAAGAATAATTTCCCCGCAAGGGTTAGTTGAAACAGATCCAAAGCCGTCGCTTGAATAAGCATCCGTTGGTGTATATTTCTTTGCTGTATCCCAAAATAACACGCCTGGCTCAGCTGCTGCATGCGCTCCCTCGATAATCTCGTGCCAAATATCTGAAGCAGAAACGCGTTCACTAATCGCCGGGTCGCTGGAGTCAACTGGCCAGCGCAGCTCGACATCTTCATCCTCACGAACTGCATTCATAAATTCATCAGAAACCCTAACAGAAATATTGGCCCCTGTTACTCTTGCAAGATTCTGTTTAATCTTAATAAAATCTCTAATCTGCGGATGATGGATGGATATCGTTAACATCAGGGCTCCCCGGCGGCCGCCCTGAGCTACTTCTCTACATGAATTAGAGAACCTATCCATAAACACTTCGATACCGTCTGTCGTACGAGCAGCGTTCGCGGTGGAAAGACCCTTCGGGCGGATAGTACTTAAGTCAAATCCGACGCCGCCGCGGCGCTTGGCGATCTGCACAAGCTCTTGGTCGGCTTTCAAGATCCCACCGTAACTATCCTCCGGTGCCGGAATAACAAAACAGTTCGAAAGACTTTGCACTCTCTCTTTATTACCGATTCCAGACATAGGAGACCCTTGAGGGACTACGTACTTAAAGCGATCAAGCATCTCAAAGATTTCATCATATGACATTGGATTGGGATACTTTTGCTCTATGCGGTAGAGCTCAGATGCGATTCTTTCGTGCATTTCACTTGGCGATTTTTCTAGATAATTGCCGTGCTTATCAGTTAAAAGATATTTCGTCGTCACCACGTTAGCAGCTAATTCATCACCCGAAAAATATTCTAGTGATGCGTTATATGCATCCTGATAATCATACTTCATCCGATCCCCAATTCTTAAGCTTATACGCTTCTTAATTCATTCCACTTTTTTCTTATCAACGCTTTTGTCTCTTTCTCTTCATCTTCTAAAGCCTCTGACAAAGTCGACATATCTTCATCTAACACCTTAATAGTAGAACATGCGGTGTCGATGTGAATAGGAAAAACGATACCATCCTTGCCAGCCCTGTTTTTTGCGATGTAAAGTCTACCTGCACCGGTAGCTTTTTCTGTAGCTTTTCTAGATATCGAAACAACAAGGTCAGCGACCATCGCCTTTCCATACGCCTCTGACATATTCTCTAGACCAACGATATCCGAATTCGCAGAATCTCTATTGGCTTGAGAAGCTGTCCAAATTGGAATTCGAATCTCCATCGCAAGATTTCTTAGCTCTTCATAGATCAACTTTAATTCATGACGTAAAGAATCATATGACCTTGTTGAGCGCATAATGTCTGCATAATCGATGATCAACACGCTCGGCTTAAATCCTCTTAAAGCTAATTTCTCGATGTGGTTTCTAAGCGTCGTAACAGACGGATATCCTGTAGGATATTCTTTGATAATCAACCTACCAAGATCAGAATTTCCTTCATAAAATTTCTTTACCTGTTCCTTATTACTCACGACGTCAGACGAAGAAATCCCGCACAGATTTGAATCATATCTAATTCCCACAGCTTGTTCTGTTAATTCAAATGTATAATGCAAGACGTTCTTTCCTCGTCGCATCGCATTCGCACCCATCTGAACTAAATAATGGGATTTACCGACACCGGTATTCGCGGTGACGACACCAATCTCTCCCCTGCCCAATCCACCAGCTAAAACATCTTTTGCATCCAGCTCTGGTATTCCAGTAGGGCAAACGCAACGATTTGCGACGACAAAGCGCGCCTCCATGTCTTCAAAGAAATCATGACCAACAGTGTTTGAAAGCCCGATTGAAACAGCGTTTTTCATAAGAGAAATAACCGATTCGAAATTATCACCCGCTATTAATTCTACAGACTTTTCTAATGCTTCTTTAAAAGCCTGCCTCTTACAAAAGTCTAAAGACTTCTCTTTAACATACGCAATATCACCGGGGTGGGGATTCTCTTTTGCTCGAATAAGATAGCTTACGATCTGATCACGCAATAAAACATCTCCATCTTCGCTTAAAGAATCTTTGATAATGCTGATCAGCAAACCCTGCGTAGGGAAACATCGATATTCTAAAAAATACTTGAAATATTTCTCGCATAGATACTCAAGATATCGCAACTCAAAAAAATCAGGCCTCATCACCTCGACCATTTGAGCGGCCCATTGATGATCAGTTAAAAGTCCTTGTAAGATTTTCTCTTGAAAAGACTTGTTATATTGTCGAAATTGCCCTCCCGGGATTTCGTTTAGTATGTCGTGGCTAAGAGCGCCCATTCTCACCTCATCCTAATGCTCGTAGTGTCATGAACAATTTATCATAATCAAAATTGCGAATTCCAAGTTTCATCAAAGACCGAATAAATCCTAGTTTGTCTCTCTTTGTATCTTCCAGTTCTAGCGCGCCATCGATTTTCTGGACCTGGGTTCCAGATAAGTTTCCGTGTCCTAGATACATAAGCTTCCAATTTCTGCGAATCGTGACTTCGTGATTGATGATGCTATCATAAAGCTTCAAACTCTTTTGTTTTCGAAGTTTTCTACATTTTGTAAGTATGTCGTCGACAGCCAGACTTTCTGGTTCTTTCAGGGTACCGAAGCGCTTTGCAAGACTCTTAAACCCAGCGCCAGGGACACCTTTTAGCCCGTCTGATCCGTCACCAACAAAGCATCTGGCTAAACAAAAATTTTTGGGATGAATGTTAAACTCATCGACAACTTTTGTAGCAGTCCACTCCCTTTTGCTACCGGGGGACCACACCGAAATTCGATCATCGATCAATTGGTAAAAATCTTTGTCTGTGGAAATTATAACACATCTCTCATCGCTGAAGTTAACGCTAACAAGTCTCGCTATAACATCATCAGCTTCACAATCTGATATATAAATTTGCGGAACACTTGCTTTCCTCAATAGGCTCACGAGCTGGGCTACTTGCTCGTTTCTATTTGAAACAGTGTTTGGTAAATCATCACCGGAATAAAATCGGTTTAGTTTCTCAGGACGTCTACCTGCCTTATACGTCGGGTCAATCGATCGCCTCCGAGGAGAGCCGCCACCCTCCCAAACAACAACGATATCCTGTGGTGTATACCTCTCAGAAAGTAACTGTAGACCTTTCAAGAATCCAACAATTCCTCCCACAGCATTTCCATTTTCCCCCATTGAAGGATTTGCGGCAAAGTGTCTATAGAAGCAATTCAGTCCATCGATTATTAGAACGGGCTTAACTGGCATCATTCATTTAGATCAGGCAGATCATCAAGGTTAATTTCCATTGCAGCTGCTCGCACCTCTTCGTAAGACTCAGTGTCAAGCGTCGCATGCTCATCATCAGACATTTTTCTAATCATACACGCGCTAAGAAGAGAATCGATATAACGTCTATATGCAGTGTCTTTCCACACACCACCAAAATCAGCCTTGTAGAATTTCTTTTCTATCTCTATTTCACCAGTCTTTGTGTCGGTCACTGTTAGATTCTTCCACGCGCTGGTTCCCTTTACACAAATTTCTTTTCCATCGATAATTTCAGGACCGTGTTTTCTTAGCTCGTCAAATACTTGCTCATGTTCCACAATCCCTTTGCCGAAGTGTATCTCGAAATTACACTCTCTGAAGGGCGGCGCAACCTTATTCTTAATAGTCTTAGCACGAACGTGAATGCCAATAACCTCTTTATTTTTATTGGTGATCTGCTGTCCTGCTCCCAGCTTGATTCGTACTGATGAATGGAAAGGTATCGCCTTACCACCGGGGGTTGTAGTGGGGTCACCGTACATGACTCCGATCTTTGTTCGAATTTGGTTTAGACAAATGAATAGCACGTTCTGGTTCGCAATAACCCCCGTAATTTTTCGCATTCCCTTAGAAATAGCTCTAGCCTGTAGGCCTATAGAATTTTGTTCATAAGTTCCATCTAGCTCAGCCTTTGGAGATGAAGCCGCAACAGAATCCCAAATAATCGTAACGGGAACGTCTTTATCCATCGCTTTTGCTTTTAGTATCGTTGATTCCGCGATGCCTAAAACCTCTTCTGTGCAGTGCGTGTCGACATACACAAAACGCTTTGTGATGTCAACCCCAAGCAACCCAAGATTTTCAACAGACGTTGCATTTTCAGTATCGATGTAAACAACAATACCGCCCAACTGTTGGGTTGAGCGAGCTATCTGAATTGCAATATGAGATTTTCCTATTGAAGGAGGACCGAATATCTCTATGATTCTTCCTTCTGGTAAGCCGCCATCACTGCGATTTGCGATGATGTAATCAAGCTGTTCTGAGCCAGTGCTAATCCATCGATTAACATGAGTTGGTGACTCATCGGTTGAAAGATTATACGCCACTCTAGAACCATGCTCTTTATTAAGAGACTTGATTAGGTCAGAAGTGAAATCATCGCCGCCACCTTTTTTCTTTGCCATATTATTACCTCGTAAAAGATTATAGGAAAAAAAGCTGTAGTGTTCAAATAAAAAGGGAAGAGGCAACGCCTCTTCCCTTGGGTGAGATGATCTCGTAGACTACAGACTAAAAGTCGTCATCCTCAAGATCGGCGAACGCGTCATCAAGGCTCTTGAACTTAGACTCGATATTTTTTGGTGCGGAGCTAGTGGTAGTATTACCGTTGAATCCGCGGCTCGTTCCACCCTCATCTGTTTCAGCGTCATCACCTTCTAGCCAATCGTTGATAATCTTCGCTAGCGCTTCATACGCCTTCGCTTCATAAAGATCGTCGATTACTGGAATCGATTCTGTCCATGTTGCAGCCTGCTTATTATCCTTAGAAAGAGGTGATTGCTTTCCTCGTGGACGGACTTCAGTCGTCGCCCACATGCGTCCCGGCGCCTTGGTACAGATTACCTTAACATCACGACCATCAGTCGGGTCAGTAATATCGCCGTAATCTTCATCGAGCATAATGTTCAGCAAGGACTGATAAACTGTCTTACCGAAAGACCAGACTCGAACACCCTTATCTTCTTCGCCGCGAACGATTACCGGGGCATAATAGCGAGCCTTAGGATATAGCTTCTTACAAAGCTCGTAAGACTCCTTTGTGCCCTCATCCCTAAGCTTGGTAATCAACTCCTGAACAGGGTCTGGATTACCGAACTGGTAAGGTGCTAGAAGACCGGGATTATTTCCGATGTTATAATAAAACCAACGCTCTGAGAATGGAAGTCCATCATCATTATCGCTGAATGCCATAAGACGAACTACGCTTTCTTCGCCTTCTTGGGGACGCCAAAGTACATTTCGACGTGAGTTATTGCCAGATAGCTGGCCAAGCTTCTTACGAAGCGCTTCCATATCAATTGCCATTTTTTCTCCAAATGTTTAGTGTGCAATGTTTAATTGTCATGTGTCCGTAAGGACATTTATAGTATAATAGTTGGTAGTCAGTTTTTCAAATTATTTTTTAGCTATTTTTGCGCCGCCAAAAGCTGAAGCGTTTGCCTTCTCGGCATCCTTACGCCTTTTCCTTCTTTCTCCAGAAGGACCGCGACCTAAGGGAACCATAGGCCCCGGGACGCCACCAGAACTTTGCTCATCATGGTGGCTCTCATCATCATCTTCCCTCTCATCCTCTGCACTTAGATCAGGTTCACCCAGAACTTCTTCTTCAATCAAGAGTCGTATGTATTCCCGAAGGCTATCCATACTTTTAATTATTCAGAAAAACGATGTTTGGGCTCTATTTCGAAATATTGCGGCTCAACTTTAGAAAGATTTTCAACGAGCCATTGACACTCACGTTCTGCGGCGTCTTTCGTGTTCGTGGCTTTCCACCAACAAACAAGATCAGGATTCCAACGATATCGACCCTGCTTTAAGATTACATTCTCTTCCCGCAAAGATCCAGCTGCAAATACATGATAATCTGGAGCTACAGCATTCTCAAGAAGCTCTTTCATGTAATGTTTCTTTCGTAGGAGATGAAGAGTCGCATCAACATCTGACTCTGCGTTATGGGAATCGTAATAGAAGCCGTGCCATGCACACAAGACCTCTAAAGCCTTAGAGCACCGAACCGTACCAGTCCAATCAACTTGAGACATCGAACAACCCCAGATGGCATCTTCGGGCACGGAGCATCCGTTATTTCTTATGGCTTGCTCTATCCACTTTCTATCAAAAGAAGCATTATGAGCGATGATGAATTGACACCGTCCAAGGATAGATGAAATGCGATCCCATGGGATTGACTTACCCTCCAAGTCTTCATCCACAAACCCGGTTATCTCTGTAATAATCGAAGGTAGTGGAGAGGAGGGCTGTTGCATTTCGACGAGCGTTTTCTTTAGTCCGGAGACTTCACCCGTTTTAAGGCTTACAAAAAATGGACGGACCGCAATTTGGATCACTTCATCTTTCTGGTGGTTAAGCCCGGTTGTCTCAACATCTACAATAGCAGCAACTACGTCACCATCTTCCGGGGTTCGATCTGGTGGCCTTAAAGCATCCAGCTTACTTAAGATAATCTGTCCGTCTTGTTCTAAATGCTTCATTAACGCTCCACAAATGCTATTAAAATAATAGAGCCAACTTGCAAAGTGTACAACCTAAAGTTACCAGCTCCCCTTTATTTCTGAAGCGTAAACAACTACACCTTCACCGTCCACTTGGATCTGAAGCGGTTCATTCGATTTTAGTAAGCCAGCTTTCATAGCTCCCATCAAAGTATGGTGAAGAAACTTCGCTCCATTCCGGGCGTTTAATTCGCCCATTGAAATACGAAGGCCAGGATTACCACCCTTCGAAACTTTCTTAACGCCGCCGTAGGCTAACTGCATTACCTCTGCACCCCCGATGGCTTGCTGGATAATCTTTCCAGCACCGTCGAAGTTAGAACCACCGCTCGATACCTCGAGGTTCTTCATCAACTGCTTGGGGTCCTTTGTCGCCAACGCACCAGCATCCGCGACAGCTTTGGTGAACGCGCCTCCGCCAACTGACAAACCGATCTCACCCGCTTTTATCTTTACAACTTTCTTCTTATTACCACGCCCTTTCGGTTTTTCTTCTTCACCCTCGGTGAGGACTTGTTGAATAATTTGTCTTATCTGTTGCTCATTCATAATGGTTAAACTCTTTTATCTTAAGTGGAAAATTTCCTAATCCCGGTACGCTGTACCCTATATCTACATATCTTTTAATATCGTCTAAATGCTCATTATTAACATCAATAATCAACGCATCGTGAATTACGAAAAGTGGACGGCACTGTTTCGAAAACTTCTGCACAAAATGACTAAACCCCGCAATCGCGACATCAGCAGCAGTCGACTGAAGATAATTATTGATTAGAATACTTTCTCTTGCATTATCGACATCAATTGGCCGACCAAAATAATTCTGTATAATACCTTCTTTTGCTTGCTGAAACAAATGCCTCTTTAACGCTGATAGCTTGAAATATTCACTCACAGCACGTACAAGTTGTCTAGCAGTTATATCGACAGTCTCGGTAGCCAACAGTTTATTAAGCCTGGAATTACCTGCCCCATAAAGCGAACAAAGCACCGCGAGCTTCGCAGTGTCCCTTGATACTTTGACCCCCGTAGTTTCGAGGAAAGAAAGATACACGTCATTTGACGCATGCACATTCGCAAAGTTTAAAGCGACTCTTGGTTCGAGAGAAACAAAGTCAATTTCGAATAATCTCGAATTAGATTTTCTTGGTGCGAAAATACTTCGAAATTCTTTCTTAAGCGTCAAAACTTGCGGACCTGATTTGATGGTCAACCTGCCCGTCTTTGTAGAAACCCTATCATAGAATGGTACGTTTAGCAAGGAATCATGAGAACCAGACAACATATGACGAAGCACATGAGAATCGTTAGTTCGAATGAGTTTCTGTAATAAGACTTTGTCCACCTTCGCGCGCTCAAGTCTTGAAAACAATCGATTCGAATCTACAAAGAACGATGGATATTTGCTTTCAACAAAAAGCTCTTCTATCTTCGCCAGGTCTTCGACATAACTCCTAAAATTTTCCTTAAAGACTTCCCGCGGTAGAACAAATCTCCATGGAATTATCTTGGGGCCGTTTAGGTCTAAAAAGCTCTTTCGAAATTTTGCAGGTACAAAGTCTGGCATTTCTATACCATACAAACGTAATAGCGGCTCAAGAGAATCTGGTCGACCCTCACATCCCAGCACAAAATACTCACCGACCCCAATATCGCTAGTCCACCTAACCTGATTACCGCTAATGATCATGTGAGTCTCGGTCCCTAGATAATTTTTATGTAAGAGAATCGGCATCCTTTAATTTAAGAAGAAGAATGCTATTGTTCAGCTAATCAGCTTCGGAAAGAGCCGACAAGGCAGTTTTCACATTTCCAAACATACTGATGTATTTACCAAACGCATCAACCTGAGTCATCTTCAATTTCGTCTCAAATTTCCCTTGCTCTATAGTATGATCGATACCTGTCACAACAAACACGTTGTCGATTGTCGTGCCAGTTCCAAAATCGACAAAAAACTGCTGGCCATAACTCACCATCGGACAGCCATACGTCGACAATGAAAGCGAAACAGGGGTTGTCTGCAACGGAAGTCCTGCATCACGCGATCCTTGTGGACCATCGCCACCACCCTGACCGGCGCGCAGCATATTAACAGAAGCTAATTTAGAATTATTCATTGATGATAGATCAGCGCTCAATACAGCAGAGTTTGAACTACCGTAAATTATCGACGGCATGCTACTCATCATAAAGTTTTTCAAGGCTGGAAAACCACCTTTCATCCTAAAATATGTTTCATCTAAATCAATGTCTGATAGCTGTGGAGGATCTGTTGTTGTAGTCGGAACTGGCTCCATAATACCCGCATCCATTGCGGCCTGTAGGCCTTCGTAGAAAGCTGTCGTGTGATCCACACTCGCTCCTTCAGTACTAGAATCCGCATCCTCAACTTCGCCTGGGACGCCGCCGGCGGCTGATGAAAGCAAACCGATAGAATCGCTCCTTGCAGCGGTCATCATTTTCATGAGGGACGGATAGGCACCACAAGTGGTGTCATAAACATGGATGCGTAATATCGTGCCCCTCTTTCCTCGGGGATGAGTACCGACTTTACAAGGTACCGCTTGCATCTCCATCTTGATACGTGGCATCTTGAATTCAATGTCTGCATCTTCTCCATAGGCATCTTCTAAACGCTTTTTCTTTTCATCATTTAGCGCAGTAGCATCCTCTGAAAATTCTTCCTTCATCGACGTCTCGCCCTCATCATCAGTTTCATAAAGGGCCGTGAGACCGTAAACATAAGATGCCTGATTGTGAATAAATTCTTTCGAAACAAAGCTCAAAAAAGCGCTAAGAGGAATATTGACAGTCGTCTGTGTCCGCTCTTCGAACTTTGCCTCAAAATCTTCAATTCTTATCGGGATCTGGGCAATATTCAATATTGATAAATAACTTGATTTATCGTTGACAGGATAAAAGACAAACTGAATCTCGTCAAAGCGCCTGGTCGATGCCAGCGGTTTTCCAACCATATACAACAACATTGCCCCAAAAGAAACAAATTTTGGATCGTTATATCTCGCATTCACATACTTGGTACTACCATGAGCGCCCCGAACAGTGAAGGCAAATGGATCCTTACCGTTTTGGCGCATACTCTTTAAGTGCTGGATCTTTGACGCGACGGCATCTGCAATTGTTTGTTTTGCTGCTTCCGCTACACCACCCGTCCCGCTAGACCCGAACATTTCTTCTAAAGTGTCTCGTAGATCCGCTGTCGCTGGATCAGTTGTATTTCTCTTGGCAGCAATAAAGGCTTTTATGGCGTCAGCAGTCTCTTGATCAACAGTCATTGCAGAACTAGTATCAGAAGCTGCTGTCATAAAAGACGACCCAAACATGTCTTTAGCTGCCGCTGTATCACCCGTTGCTTCAGCATCATCCATAATCTGCTCTTTAATAACCGCAATCGCTTCAGTCAACTCTTTCATAACCTCTAATACGTTATCAACATCTTCTCCCTGGCTAAGGTTCGCAGTATCAACATTAGCAGAGCCCTTCATAGAAAGCTTAAGCTTGATCTTAACCTGACCCACTTCATCAAATGAAAATGAGCTATTAACGACCATATATTTTTTAGTGACCTTCATTAAGTCTAGGAACGCGCCGTAGAAATTACCAGAAAGCTGGCCCGCATTTGGGCCGGCTGCTATTGTATGACCAGAAGGATCGGGATGAGACCACCCGTAGGTTATCAAGAGTTCAGTATGTCCGTATAAGTCTGGTTTAACAAATTCAGATATTTCTGATATTCGAGACCTGTCATGCATGGTCAGAGACAATTCAGCTGTTTCATGAGACATCATTCCTGAGGAGGGTGTGACAGAAACACTAAACCCCTCAATCGACATCATGGGCCTAAAAGGATCTATGATCCCTGCGCCACGACGTCCACCGACAGATGGAAGATCTTCTACATCACCACTTGACCCTCCAGAAGCTGCCTGGAAAGGCTCATAATCTTCATAACGCTCCATTCGAGCATCGGGCCCTGTACCGATAACTGGTACAAGGGTTTGTGGCGCAGTAAACATCTCCATACCAGATGTTGCGATAGCTGGATCCGGGTCTTCCTCTTCATCTGCATCTTCACCAGGAGGGTACGCGGCATCATACGCGTCAGCCGCTTGTTGTTGTTGTTCAAATTCATAAAGCGCGGACTCGTCTAAAGCAGATGCCATAAAATAATCTGCTGTATCCTCTTCAATCTGACTACTACCTAGCAAAAATTGCATCAGTCCCATAGTCTGAATTCGATTGTCATCCCCAAGAGAACGCCTATTAGTGATCACCGTTATGTCAAGATAAGGTTGGCATCTCGAAATTTCTAAAGTCGGTAATGAAGTCATGAAAAGCGCAACAGCACCAGTGTCTCTTTTTGCGGGGGTCAACTTAGGACTCAAGATCTGAAGTGCACCAAGACTGGGGGTGAATTTCGTTGGTGAAGCAAACGCACCATTGATTGCGCCTTCACCTTCGTCAGTGATTTTGCAACAGTCTTTTACTGAATATCTACTGACTATCCACTCCCCCGCACCGGTGGGGACTCCCGAAGGTAAAGATACGCTTTCAAAAGCTTCCGGCTCACCCACAAAACGATAAAGTTTCTTTGACAACGCAGTCATGTCTGAAACTTCTCCAGACGTAGAACCATTCATCAAATCCACAAGTCCCTGAAATCCCTGCATCAGAGTAACGCCACCCTCTGTTGTATTGGTAAACGCCCGTATAACCTTGGCCATCTCAGGGTTGGGGTCTAGATTCACAGTTCCGAAATCGCTGATAGAGTCATCATCACCAAAAGCAAGAAGTGACATAAAGTCTTCTTTAGAAACTATACTGAAATAGCGTCCTAGCTTGTCAACAATGTCTCCTAATCTATCATCATATACTGCCATTAGGTCTATCCAATGAGTGCCACAATCTGACCGATGTCTGTGGGAATTTTAAGATATATTCCTGCCGGCACCTGTAAACTCCACCCAATTCCACTCGCACCTGCGATTACCCACCACAAAGAACCATCACCATAAAAATCTCCAGCGATAACATCTAATCGTTGAGCTTCTTTCGTTATGTGACCTTTCCAAGCTATCGAACCAGCCGCGACAGCGGATGCCACGATATAACATGCATCAAAAGTCCCATAAAACTTTCCATTAGCTAACTTTGGTGCTCTCTGATATCTGTTAATAGGCATTAGACTTCTCCCTCAGTTGAACCATAGCCTTTAGAGATGCTGTCTGCAAAGCCCTCGAGGGTATCGGCATTGGTATCGGTGTTCTCGAAGCCTTGGACGTGAGAAGACCTTCTGTCACCGCCTGTAGCGGGTCTACCTGCACCACGTGAATAATAATCTTGGCCAAGACCGCCAGCGATTCCACCGACTGGATAGTTGTAGGCCCGCATTGCTCCATTATTATCAAGACCCGGTACAATATCATGAATCGGACTAAAGGATACGCTACACTTTATGAACTGCGGTGCTCTTCGGCCTATGCCGCGCATATCCCACATGGCTTCGCCCCAGTCCATGTCAAAGCTAGTTATAACCCCTGCTAAACCCCTTCCGCCAGCTGCCTCGAATGAACGCACAATCGCGTTGTTGTTAGGATTAAAGAAATTGTAGATATCAGTTACTTGGTCTTCTAATGTTACTTCAGTCGGACCTGCTTCCGGGTCCGATGGTGGCGGAAAAATGGGACTTAAGTCAGCGCTAGTTACAACGTAAGAGTGCGTATGACCTTTCTCTGATACTGGACCGTAGGGGTCGGCTGAATCATCCACATCTGATAGTGTCACCAGATACTCAGCGTAAATGCCACCCTCTCTGACAT